AGGTTAGAATGAGAAAAACTCATTTTAACTTGTACTAAATCTTGACATAGGACCAACCTTTAAATTATCTTCAGCAGATAATTCACCAATTTTAAATTGAATCCTATCTTTATCAATTGTCGAAATCTGCTCTAATGCCACAACAGAATCATATTTCAACCCATTAAGGTTGTTCTTATGTATTTCTACATGTGTTGGCAATTCCCTTTTAGATTTTGTTGTTATGATGGCAATTATAGTGGTAGGGCTAAACTTATTGCCAATATCATTCTGCAATATCAGTACTGGTCTTCTACCACTCTGTTCTGAACCTTTAGAATCATATTTAGTTATATCAGCGAAATATATTTCACCACGTTTAATTTCCACTATGTTAGCCCTCCTTTCTCTGTTTGTTCCTTTGATATTTTGTATTATATACTCCACTATATATATTGTCAAGTATTATTACAATTATTTTTTATATTTATTTTTTCTTTTATATATGGTACTCTATGTATATAGGAGGATTACATTCATGAAATTATCTATTCAAAACAAATTAAAAGAAAAAAATATGACACGTTACGAACTGGCTAAAAAAATAGGCGTAACATATCCAACGATTGACAAAATCTACAAAGGTGAATCAACTTCAATCAAATTTGATATTTTAGAGGCAATTTGTAAAGAACTTAATTGTTCGCCACTCGAAATATTAGATACTGATGACTATCAAATGAAGCGATTACTAACCTATGCAACTGAAATTAATAAAGCAAGTAAGAATAAGGACGACACAAATTAATCTGTATCGTCCTTTACATATCACATATTGTCTAATATATCTTTCATTCCCACTGCTCCGTTTGCATAATTATTAACTGTCGTATTTACACTACTATGTCCAAGCTGTTGCTGTACAAATGCAAGATTTCCATTTCTGTTCATTATACTGGCATAATAATGTCGCATCATATGTGGAGTGATGCCATTGCCATAATTTTCAAATATCTGTTTAATATTTCTTTCTGTTGTACGTGTACCGTTTTTATTTATAAACACAGCTTCTTTGTCTACAACATTATTCAATGTACTTCTGTATTCTAACCATTCTCTTAATGCTTTTAAAGCAGATCCACTAAGATATACTGTTCTATTTTGCAGTTCTCTGTACACACCTTTGCCAAGAATAGTAATGTATGGCATTTCTTCTTTTAAATGCAAATTAGACAAATCTAAACCTGCAAGTTCAGATTCTCTTATTCCAGTTCCTCTTAACACTCGAAAGATAGCAATATTCCTATTTCTTACACATTCATCCTTTTTCCACATTATTTTCTCTTCCATATCATTAAGCTGCTTTTCTGTTGGAAGTTTTTTTGTTAAATTATTTCCAGATGGAATTCCCTTATAGGTTACATCTTTAAAGAATCCATCTTTAATTTCAGTTCCCTTTACTCTACTCATATAATCCCAAAAGCTACTTATAATATGTTTCCTTGTTTCTAATGTAGTTGGCGACATTCCATTTTGTTCTTTTGTCTTTAAATATAATGTAATATCTTCTGCCATGATATCTGTAAAATCCGATGGCTCAATATCTGAAATATTTGTTTTATTAATAAGTTTCTCTTCAATAAACCAATTGAGCAAATCTACAATAACTCCAAGATAATTTAATGCACCTGCTTTGCTTTCAATTTTAACAGTGAAATATTTTCTCGTATATATAGGAAGATTCAACTCATCCAACTTCCTGTTAAGCTTCTCTGCATTTTTATTTTGGACTTCTATTTTATAACACATAATTATCAACCACCTTTCTAAAATCTCCTGTATAATAATTCTCTCTTTTCTCTAATGCTTTTGTATAAATCTCTTTATAATCATCACAATACCTTACTTCCATATTTTTAGTTTCAATTCCACCGCATAATATACAAGTAAGATCTTTAATATGAAATTTCTCACGTTGTTTCTTACGCTGAATTCCTCTTGCTAACATATTTTCTTGCATACATTTTAAACATATGAATCGACTTGCATGTTTTGGATTTCCGTTCTTATATCTACTCAAACATTATTCACCTCATTTTTTTGTAACAAAAAAAGAAGCAGACAATTTCTGCTTCCTTATAATTAATATTTATTATTTCTTTCTTTTACTTTATCAATTATTTCTTCTCTATGATCTTTATAGTATTGATCTGAAATTTCCTTTACATGTATTTTATGTGCTTTCTCAGAACACTCTTCTGAACAATATGTTCTTCTAAGTGTTTCAAACTTTTCCCCACAAATAGGACAGATTTTAATTATTGGTGTATTCGATTCCTTACTATATCTTCTTTTATTCGAATTTTCATCTTGTCGTTTCTTTTTTCTATTTTACATTGTTCACTACATACATTTATTCCATGGTAACTTGTAAACCTCTTACCACAAATAACACAATCTCTAATTCTTGGCATTTTTCCTTCCTTTCAAATCAGTCTTTTTTATACTTATCTATAATCGGTTTAAAAAATCTATCTTCTGCATCTTTTCTAGCTTTTTCTGCATCTTCAATTTTTTTAAATTTACCGAGACTATAATTCTTTCCTTGAAATCCAATTTGAGCAACCCATAATTTTCTGGTTTTGTCAAAAGAAACTCCTTTTATACCTGAAGTATTATTTTTTGAAACTTTTTGAGTTAAAGTTTGTACAATCGTTCCATCGACCTGTGTACGCTTTTTTCTATTTTCATTTAATGTTTTTCCATCTCTATGATTTCCACAAGTACCAACTTCTTTTGCTTTAGATACAGTTCTGTAGCACATTCTTCCACATTTTAGACATTTACATTTCCATATAACTTTTCCATTTTCATAGCCAAAAGGCTCTAAAAACAATAAATCTTTTACGATTTTCCTAGTCATATCTAATTTTCTTTTACAACCACAAGACTTAGACTTTCCTGAAATTAATTTTCCTTTGTTAATTGCTCTAATTGTCCCACACACACATTGACATGTGTAATACTTATTGTGTGACGAATCTGTTTTATCTGACAAAGCTAGCACAGTCCAATCACCAAATTTATCACCTATATTTATTTCCATATAATTACTTTCCTCTTGAAAACAATCTTCAACTGTCTTTCCATTTTTATCATCCTCCGTTCTGCTATTGAAAGCAATTTTAATCTAACAACTTATCTACTTCAATATCCGTTTTGAAAATAACAAATGATCCTGGCTTCATTAATTCATCAGTTCTCTTAGTAGCTTCTCTCCAATCTAATCCTTCATAATCTCTTTTTGAAATTTCGATAAAATCAGTTTCGTAAATTTTCTTATGAGTCTTTTCTATGTCAACACATCCACTACTATTCAGTTCAGGTCTTCGTATTTTTACAACATACATATCATATTTCGTGTCGATTATAAGCACACTTGCCATTTCACAGATTCTTTTATCTGGCAATCTACTTATAAGTTTTGTTCTAATATCCCCCATATCCTCTTTATATAAATTTGAATCATAAACACAATCTACAAAGCTTCCAAGTACTTTCATATTATTACCTCCAAATTTTCCATAAGAAATCGTCATTTACACGGGTTTATATTTTTGACGATTTACTTTCTGCCTTTCTTCAATAATAAGATTCAAAACAATTGTTAGTCTCCTCTTTTTATTTGAGGAATCAGCCTCTCCGTATATCTTAGTAAGTTTACCTTCATATTCTTGTTGTAAACTACATAATTCGCTTTCATATTCTATCAATTCTTTTAGTGTCATATTTGTCACTATATCACCTCTTCCAATTTTCCAACAAATTCTTAGTACCCATTACACATGCAATAATACTTAACATCAGGTTCTCCACTAACATGGCGATACCCCATTTCTTTTATTAGCCTTAAACCTGAATTATACTGCTTATCATTTGTATAGTTATCTTTTCTTGCCAATTCATTTATAATTGATTCCATTTGAATTCTCCATTATTTACAGTGAAATTTTACCACTTCTATAATCTTCTATTTTAGTAGTTCTTTGCGTTCCATCTTTTGTATTTTTTATCTGCCATAGCACATATACTTGCTAATGTGTCGGTTACTATACTCTGTAAACCTTCCATTTAGTCAACCAATGATAAAATATCATTTCTATCAAAGCCAATCAATTCATCAGATTCTATAATATCAGCCAATATATTAACAATTTCTTTTTGTGCTTCAGAATCCCATTCCATAAGTTCCTCTTTTATTATCTTTGCACCATTTGATTTTGCAATATAATAATCTTCCAGTGTAGCAAAGAAAAATTCATATTGACTATCAAATGGTGGCATTTTACTATTCTTCATATCGTTTAAATATTTTAATGTTTTTTTATTTTCCATCTACATTACCTCATTTCATCAATTCTTCAATTAAATCTAATACTTCACATACAAAATTTCTGCCCACATTGAGAACAATATGTATTTGTAGAATATACATTACTACCACAAATACTACACCGATGTACAATTTTTGATTTTCCCAATAAGCCAAATTCTCTTTCATTAGTTGTGGGGATTCTCTTTTGCTTTCTTACACATTCTTCTATAGTATCTATATTAGCCATTAAATCTTTAATATCACCAACAGTTATAACTCCATTTTCATTACTATATGCAATTTTAAATTGTTGTATGGAGATCAATGCTGCATTTATTTCTTCTTCATACATTTATATCACCTCAATCTCCTATTAGCCAATCTTTTCCATCACAAGATTTGTGTTCTTGGACAATTTCATCAGTTAATTTTATATTTTCAAAAAATCCACTACCAATTGCTGCACAACCATATGAACAATATTTATCTGTAAACCCAGTTCTTACAACAATAATTGAATTTTCAAGTAATGACTTGCCACATGTAGAACATTCCATATATCTTACCATTTATATCACCTCTTCCAATCTTCCCAATAAATCATTCATTCATTGGTTGTATATTGTTGCCTTATTTCTTTTAACAAATCAGTTAAGTTATATTCACCATATTGCACATAGCAATTTATAGCTTCTTCCAATGTATCAGCATTTTCTGCATCTGAATGAACATCAAGATCAATGCACATATCTTCTATTGCCTTATATACAGCTCCTAATGCTTCATCCAACTCTTTACTTTTCTTTCTTGCCTTCTGTAAAAGTTTTTTGATAGACATCATGACAAGTTCATCAGAACATTCTTCTGATGTCATTTCTAATATATTTTTCCTTTTCATATAATTTCACCTCATTCCATAGTAAAGTTAAATTTACTTGCCTTATTTTGATTCAATATCAACTGGATTTTCCAATTTTAGAAACTCTTCTCTATGTTCTACCAATGACGCATTAGCAATTGCATTGATTTTGTTCTGGCAAAAGGACTCAATTTCTCCCTTTGCTTCTATAACAGTTTTGTCCATTTGTTCATTAAACTGATCTGCAATAAATCCAATATTGCTTCCAATATCAGAATTTAACACGTCAAGTTTCTTTAAAATATTTTCTTTATCTGCTTTTGTAAGTGTCTTTTTTGAAGAAAACAGTTCAACGACATCGTTTATCAACTCCTTTGACTTTTCCATTGCCTTATTAGTCTGCTCTTTAAATTCTCCTGTGAACTGTTCTCTTTTGCTAACAAAATCACATGGTGGTATTCTACCATCCTTTTCAGTATAGCGAATTGTTACTGGAATTCCTGTTCCTTGTCCAAAAGAAGTAATTGCCTCAGCAAACTGTGAATAACTCATTTCAACTTTTACAATAGGCTTGTTACCAAAAATATCGTCACGATTTAACCCTCTTGTAATATCGGCATGTCTAAGTTCCATTGTAATTACATTATTATGTTCAATGCTACTTCCGAATAATGGTGTCTTTCCACCATAAGCTCTGTTAAATAACAAAGTACCATAACTAGGATGACTTGTTTGAGTACCAAATTTGGTTTCTTCCACTTTATATTCATTTTCCATATATTTATTCTCCTTTCCATTCCACATGAAAACTTGGTTTCATTGGTTTACATACAATCTTTAATCATTTGTTCGATTTTAGGACTATCTGGACTTATGCCAAGACACCTAATCCATCTTTCGGCACATTCACAGAATCCTTTATGATACATAAACTCTGAATTTTCTTCCAATTCATCAGCATTAATATTCTCGTCTTCCATAAATAATCTTACTTGTACTTTATGATCTGCATACGACATTAATAAATTTTCGATTGCATTTCCTGTAATATTCATATCTTTCATATTGCTTACCTCCAAATTTCTAATTATTCTATTCCAAACCAATCATTTTCTCAAAATACATAGCAGCCCTTCCATTTGCGCCTTCGTATTTACGTCCAATACAACCAATTAATGCCGAATCTAAAGACATATAAGAATTATTTGTATCAGCATAATTAATATATGTATGCCATAAATGTTTAGGTGCAGTTTTGCTTTCGTATTCTATAATCTGATATTCTCCAATACAATGTATATCAATCACTTTGCCCCATGTAAATTCTTCCTTTATTAATTCCAGCTTTTCATCAGGTGTCGCTTCTCTTACATCAGCATCCTTGATCGTATCTAACTCGCTAAAATAGCAACTTCCATAATTACATGGATGGAACTTAAAATCATTTTCGCTTTTTACTACTGTTCCAATCTGATTTTTGTATACAACAATGTCTCCATATTTCATATATTTTTACCTCCAATCTTCAAATGAAACTATTATTTCTTCCTATGTGCTTCATCCCATCCTTCAGGCTTTCTCGTGTCAAATCCATCCCAAATCTTGTTTCCGAATACCATACCACTGTGAGATTTACCTAATATTCTATCATATAACTCAGCTTCCTCTTTAGTAATCTCAATTCCTTTGTCGTATTCTCCTGGTGTATCATATTCATACTCTTTTGCATCAGATTTAACATAAAACTTAACCCAATGATTTTCCTGAGTAAATATATTATGAAACCATACTACGGCAGCTACCACTTTGCCTGTTTCAAATTCAGTTGTTACTTTTCTTTTAAATCGTGGATTATAAGCTGGATATGCGGGGAATCCATTTTTACGGCAATATTCTTTATCTTCTTCATCATATTTCTTTTTTAGCTGTTCAGATGGACACACATAATCTGTATATACTTTGTTACTATTTAAACCTGTCTCCGTTCTATGATAAATACCTTTAGTATCTGTATAACCACCACTTATAATTTTTTCTCCATTAATATAATCAGTACCAAGTCTATCAAAATAGTGACGATTTCCATTCTCATCATACCTTGTAGAATATTTCTTCATATCATAATTATCATAAGCTGCTTTTGCAGCAGCTCCACCAAAAATTCCTAATGCTAATAATGCACCTAACATTTTACATCAACCTCCTTTCTACATATTTTTATATCTTTCTTCTCTCTTCTTAGCTTCTGATTTACTTAGAAATCTGTTTGGAATTGTGAATACAACAATCCAAGCTATAATTACACTAATTAATTCTATCATAATATTTACCTCCGTTTTTAAATTCCGTTCCCACAGTTACTATATTTTAATTCTATCATACAATTTTAAATCTTGCACTATATATCCAAGTGTTAAAATGATGCATATAAATAAGTCTTAATTCATGCTCAAATCCTTTAATGACATCTGATGCATATAAAAATCCTTTATTATATCCTTCATAATTATTATTGGGTTCAATAGTTATATAATCTCCATGTTTATGTACTTCATGTCCTCTTTTGCACATTTCCTTCTTAAATTCTTTGTAATCAAACATAGTAATCACCGTTCTTTCCATAAAAATAAGAGACTTGCTTTTACAAGTCTCTTACTATATTCTCTATTATTCTATTTGTTACTTTAACTCATTAACATTGCCATTTGTCTTAATATAATTATAGATAGGCATTTGTATCTTTAGCATAATTTCCTTTAATTTTTCTTTTGACAAATTATCATCTTGAGCTTTAATTAACTCTGCCGCCTCCCTTGGTATCTGAACACCATACTCAACAGAAAATATTATTAAAGCTTCTTCAAATTTTGTAACATTTACTGTTTCGACAGCATATTGAAACGCTTCTAATAACCCCAATTTTGTCATATTGTACCTCCAAAAATAATTATATACATATTATATCGCCAATGATAATATTTGTACAGCCTTTTCTCTTCCTTCAGAGATAGTTGCACAACTACACAACCTAATCCAACCATTATATTTTTGTGAAAAACACCTAACTTCATATTTTTGATTATATTTGTTAATTTCCAGATTGCCAGTATTACGATTTACTATCGCACATTTTGTTTTATTTACTTTAAATTCTCTTCTCATAATATCACTCCAATCCAATAAAAAAGACAGATAATATATAATTATCCGTCTCAATTTAATTAATATTATATTTTATTCTTAATTACAAAATTTCATTTTGTTTTTCTAGTAATATTAATAATGCACTCATTGTCATTTTTTGTATGTATTCATCTTTGTCTACTTCTTTTTCAGTTATTGGCTGTTCTTCATTAATAAAATCATAATTTACATATAATGTAACTCCTGAATTATCCTTACACCAAACAGCAACAACTGTGTCGCCACCAAATTCAGTAATATCTTCTTTAAGTTCTTTGATTAAATCTGAACATTCAAAACTAATTTTTATTCCTTGTTCGTTTATAAATGCCATTATTATCATTCCTCCAATTTTTTAATAAATTCAAACCCATTTGCTGTTGTTTTCTTTTTAGTTCCATTTTTACGATAGAACCAATCGCCTTTTACAATACCCTCTTCGACTATTTCTTTTGCAACTGGATGTTTTCTAGTTCCAGACCATTCTAAAAAAGCACATCTCCATTTCTCTTCAGTAGGCTTTTCTTCATTCTTTTTCTCTGCCTTGTAATCTGCAAGTAATCTATCAATTTTTTCATCTGTTAAATTTTCTATTCTGCTTATATCCAAAGAATAAAAATCTGTCTGATTATAATGATTACTTGTATGATGCCACGAAGAATACCTCAAACAAACTTCTTTTAAAACTTTCACAGGTAGTTTCTTAAATTTTTCCATTGAGCATTTTAATTCAATTTCCTGTTCTTCTATTGTATCAAAAATATCTGCCTTTGTCCATTTACTTAATGGTTTCTCCCCATTTGAATAAGCATCAACCGCATTGTTACTCATTGACCATCCGCTATATCCTGCCATATTCATCAACCTTCTTTCTTACATATTATATCACACTTTATTTCTCATCCTCAATATCTTCTAAGCTGTCAATTCCTAATTCTTCCATAATATCATCACAAAGACAACTTCCATCACATTCAGTTCCATCGTATATAACAGTCATCTCTTCAATATTTAAAACATAACGACTTTCTTTTTGTTGCTTAAATAACTTTAGTACCTGTCTTAATAAATATTCTTTCCTATCCATAAATTTTACCACCATTTCTAATAGTATCTAATTGTTTACTTAATCATAACACATAATACTTTTGCATATTTATCACCATACCAATCTTCAAAATCTGCATAAATATCACAATTTGCCATTATAGTATTATTGTATTCTTCTTCATCCATCAGCTCATATAGACCTACTTCCATATCCTCAGTATAGTTTCCATATGGTGAATCTTCTCCTAATGATCTGCAATTATCCGTATGAAAATTACTAGGATAATATTTTCCATTACTCACTGCTTCATATACTTCTAATTCTATATATTTATTTTTATATTCTTCTTTTACATCCTTGATTGTCATTTCATCTTCCCCCTTTTGAAATTTCCGATTCCTATGCTTTCTTTTCAAAATAATACTTAACAATTTTCTTGAAATCTTTATTACTTGCATAAGCAACTCTAGGCTTACTTCCATCAATATTAAATTCTGTTACACTTAAAATTGCATATCCTTGTACCGTTAATGTGGCAAGATATACAAGTAAGTTCAATTTGTATCCAATACTGTCAAGCTGGATTTCTTTTCTTAGTTTCTGTACTTCTTCATCATAATTATCATCTACTTCAATAATGTGTGCAGAAGCATATGTATTAACTTTATATAACCCGTTATTAATTTTTCTTACCATGTTATTTCCTCACTTTCTTAATAAATCATCGTTTCATTGCTTTATTTCTAATTTATAATGACATCCTGTATTAACTAGCTCTCCATCTTCATCTTGAAATTTTATATTGCCAGAATAAATATCCTTAACTAAAATGTGAAAATGATATGAATATTTATAATACTTGTTATTTTTAGGAGTAGAACGTATATATGCTTTCCCATTAAATTTAACAAGTTCTTCTAATCTTACTTGCTTATAAATTTTCTCTAAATACTCTAATTCAGATAAACCATCTTCATGTTGTAAATATATTATTTTCAATAATATTACCTCCATTTATATTCCTGCCTTTATTATATGGACATTCTGGAATTTTGCATTTACCACACCATCCAATATCACTTGCAGATTCACGATCATATGCTTCATCATAATCACAAAGTTCGTGTTCTATATTTTTTGTTTTTCTTCTCATAATAACAACTTCTCTTTTTAAGAAATCCTCATTTCGTATTATCTATTTTCTTCAATCCATTTTGCAATTTCTTCATCATGTTCTCTTTGATAATAAATTAAATCAAATTTATATTCAGAGCCTTCATCGCAATCAGAACAATAGTTGCAATTTCCATAATGCTTGCAAGTTTCACATCTACCATAATTCTCATCATTTTCTTTTGCGTATTCCATCGTGTATAAATCATGTAAATCTAACATATTAATTTCTCCAATCATCCAAAGAAACTCTTGTTTCATACTTTGCATTCTCTATATTCTTTTTCAGTTAATAGTCCTTCATAGCACATATCTTCAAGCGTTCTATATACAGCATTAGCTCTCCAACTTGCATATGAAAAACCATCAAATTCTCCAATAAGTGCATCTCTGTTTTCTTCACTTTGTTTTTCTAATTTTTCTGCTAATATGGAATTACGAAAGAAATATGCTTTATACATAGCTGCTTTAATTCTAAGATTCTCAACTTCATATTCCTGAGAAACTAATTTCTCTTGAGCTTCTAATAACTGTAACCCCATATTTCCTAATGGGCTTCTTTCAATTCTGTTTCCAAAATAAGTATAATTCATATTTGTCACTCCATTTTTATATTAATTCATCAACTTCAACTACATCAGGATTATCACTAAACCATGAATCATTCTCTGCAATTTCCTTTAACTCAATAAAATCTCTTTCAGAATCAAAGCAATCGTTGTGTTTCAAATAAGCTACTTTCACCTTTTCTCTTGCATCTTCATATGACTCTGCCTTTACAATACCAATAGCCAATTCTTCAATTCTGTAAGCATATAAATTTGTAATATCCAATATATTAAGCACTCCTTTCCGCACTACAGAAGAAATCATCTTCTGTAAACACAGTGTTATCATATGCATCGAAAATAACTTCATCCGAGACATATTCGTTGACTTTCTCTATCATGTCATATGATGGTTCATCAATATCAACACCCATTACTTTTGCAAATAAGCATTCATTGACAAGTTGTACATAATACATACGCTTTAATTCAGTTAATTGATATCTATTTAATTCTCTCACTGTCATGATTTATCGCTCCATTTCTGTAAATCCATTTCTCTTTAAATACTCTATGTAATCTTCAATATCTGATTTCTTTTTAACTTCAATATCTTCTTGATGATAATATCCATAAAAAGCATTCGTATATACCTTATATGTTTTATTTTCCATATAAACAATGAGGTTATAATTATTTGCACAATCACCACGTTTCTTCCAATTCTTATCAAGCCAAAATAGATGTAATCTCATGTCAAACCTCCTTATGAAATTGCTATTTACTGTGTTTCTTCAATATTCTTTTCCAACATAAATACAAGTCCATCCTTATATGTAATTCTGAACTTATACGTTTCTTCAAGCCAATCATTAAAACCATCATCAAAATATGTTTTTTCTGTTCCTCTTCTTGACTTAATATCATCTAATAATTCTATAAAACAACCTGTAATCCCAGATACAGACTCTGCGATTACTATTGGATTTTCCATAAATGCAAGTGTTGATGGAACTGCTATGAATCTGCACCTATTGATATTCGGGTTACTACTTTCTGTTTTTTCAACTACAATAGCTGCCTGATTGCAATTACTATTCATAAACATATTATAAAATCTATTTGCATTTTCTTTTCGTTCTTTTTTAGTTGTTCTTCTCATTTTCATCACTCCAATCTATGTTTCATAATCAAATTCACTTAATCCACCACTTGCAAATACATATTCTGCTACATCTGGAACAAATATCATAAGATTATCAGGATATTTTCTTTCATCCTTAATTGCAAAATATCCTCTTTCTTTTACATCATTATTTTCAAAGTAATAACCAAAAATCATTCCTATTAAATTTTTCATTGATGTTTCTGGTTCGTATTTCTGTTCTCTGATCCATGCAGCCATATAATCGTAATCGCACCATTTTTCTTTTGGATATGTACTATAATCTTTTTCTTCCGTCCATTCACCTGTCCACTGATCTACCATATTAATCACTCCAACCTTCTAATAACTCATATACTTCGTCTTTATTGTCATACATATACTGATTAAACGCTTCATAATTTCCATCTTTATCAGGAAATTCTTCAATAAATCTTTCCCACATTACATCTGACACCACATTTTCATTGAATAATTTTCCCTTGTATTCAAGTTCTGCGTCTGCCCATTCTCCGTGTGAAATATATCCAATATCTTCAATTCCGCAATAGTTTGGATATTCTTTCATCGGAAAACTTGCTACACCATCTTTTACTATAAAATCTCTTTCTATTGTGCTTATCATATTTATCTCCTTTTAACTAATCTAAAAAGAACTTAGCATCTGTCATTTCCATACATTGTTCTAATGTATATCCATTTTCTTGTGCTAAAGCATCAGAACCATCTGCAAATTCGATACAAATGGCTTTTGTTTTCCAATACTTAGGTAGTTCTTCTTGCTTAATGTATTCCATATTTCCATTTACTACTTTATCAAGCGCCCATTTCATTGCGTGTCCCGGATCTTCAAAACTTTCTTTTCTTTCAATTCTTGAAATCTTACATTCACATCTTCCTAGTTCATATTCCTTTGGCATCTCAATCAGCTTATAAATCTCTGCAATGCTTCCCTTATGGCAATGTTCCCAAACTGCAATAGTATAATTTCCATAATCTACTATTGCCGAACCCATACATCCCAAAAGTTCTGTTGCTAAATTTTCTGTTGTAGTAATTTTCTCTTCCATATTTATCACTCTCCAATCTCTTCTACGATTTCTTTTGGTGTCCCTCTCAAAGAACAACCTTCTGAATCATGTTTACTAAGGATATTCCAGATTGCATTTTCTTCGGCTTCAGTAAGATTAAATCCTTCCCAATAACCAACATCATTCTTTCCATGTTTGATTACAATTCCTAATATTTTTACACATATCATACCTACACCTCCACAATCTCAATACAGAAATCATCAGGATCATATTCACTGCCTTCAACGTCCCAGTCATTCATATATTCTTCTTTTGCATCATTGGCAGCTTCTTCTGCTTCACCATAGGAATTAAATAATCCCCATTCAAAATCTCCACTGTCTCTTAACTGACCACCATCATAACTGATAATATATTTAAACATCTTAATCACTCTCCCTTCAGATTAGGACATAAACCAAGTCCACCATCAATCTCAGGCACTCTTCTATATGCTCCTCTATGTGGACATTCTTCTCTTTTGCATTCAGTACAATCGCATTTCTGATATTCCTCATAACTCATTTTCCAGCTTGTTTCTGCAAATCTTTCTCTTGTCATCATAATTTTTTACCTCACTTTCTTTTCAAGAAACAGTTCTTTCCTTTGGTTTTATGCAACCTCTTTTATTTCCTTTACTGTTTCTTTCCAACAACTATCAATCAGTCCATAAACTTCATCAATATCATATCCATGCATCTTACATCCCTCTACACAAAAGATTGCATATTTAATAGGAAGTTTAACATCCTTATCCTGTTCTACTTCTAATACAGAACCACCACCAGACCAAGAATCATACAACCCACACATTGTTTCTTTTCCAAGAACTATATAAGATTTTGATTTTTCATTCTTTCGTGGATCATATTTTCCTTTTTCGTCATATTCTTTATTCTGTAATTCGATTAAATCAAACAAATCAAATAACGGCATTTTTACAAGAAATGTTACAGTTGCCATATGTGATGGAAGATTTTCAAATTCCTGTATGCAGCTTTCTATAAATTTGTCTTTGTTTTTATCTCTATCTACATAATATCCATCATCCCTATGTACTTGTTTACATGCCTTTCTTAATGCAGTTGCTTTACCTTGTGTTTTTGCTAACCATAGCATAGATGATTCTTTGTCAATACTTCCATCTCCTGAATTTCCATACCAATTCAGAACATTATCGCAAACGCAATCGTAATTCCAATTACCACAATCCACCATAATATTTACTTTGACTTCATTATTAAAATCCTCGGCGTTGTAATAAAAATATGTATTTTCTCTTACATACTCCCATATCTCATTAAAATTATCTGTAAAATACTCTTCCTCTTCATCCGTCATTTCTTCACGAATATCCTTTTCAAACTCATCTTCTCCATACTCCATTGCATAATCCATAGCCCAATCAGCTAATTCATCATTAAATGCCTCTCTTGGATTATCATGCTCAAATATCTCTTTTAAGAAACTATCAGAAAGTTCTCTTTCTCTGTAGTCAGTATAAATTTCGATGCCACCATCTTCATTTACACCCCACATTTTCTTTAATATTTCATCTATTCTGGTTTTTAATATTTCTATTGTCATATCACTCAACCTCGCTTTCTTCCCATAAATCAATTAAACCAGGTAATACATAACCTAAATCTATCCAACTAAATTCATCAAACTCTTCAAGTTCTTTTAGTTCATCTTCTGTTGGAATTTCAGCACCCATAATTCGCTTTACATCATCTTCTGTTCCACCAGCTTCAAGTATTCTATGTAATGTCATTTCTAATGCACCAGAAATATCATCATTTCCTTTTACTGTGATTGCATTCCGTGACCAATATTCATTGCAAAGATGAAATGTTACAAGTGTTTCATTTTCTTCCAATAAATCTTTTAACTCAATCATTTCGCTTACCTCCTAATTTTTTATATTTCTCAAACACTTCTTCGCATCTCGCTTTATCACTGCTCCAAAATACTAAATGCCAGGAATAAACCCATTCTCCATTTTCAAAATATTTATATTTCTCTTGGATTTCCCATCGTTTATTCCAATGACTTCCAATTCCTTCAACCATTTTGTATTGCCGTAATTGTACCATTTCGCTTACCTCCTACATATCCTGATTCGCTATACTATCTAATTCTTCAACAATACTATTCATATCTGTATTAGTAAGTTCTCCAACCGCATATAAGATTTCTGTCAATTTTTCATATGCTTTAGCACCGCCTTTGGTGAATGGCTGCCTTCCACCATCTTCATCAATTATTATCTTGTCTAAGAATGGTTTTTTACTTCCTAATGCTACTAAAATATCTTCTAATGTATTCATAGTCACACCTCCATATTGTTGTTAATCCATGCATTAATTTTTGCTGTAATAGCCTCTGTATTATCAAAGAAAATACCTTTATATCTGCCAACAAAAATTAAATCCCAATTTGAACAAATTGAAATATAAACTTCTGTTTGAATTTCATCGTTAGGACAACAGAAAATATATAAATCTTTTATATCTTCATCCGTGATTTCTCCGTAATCTTCCCAATCATCAAATGTAGTTTTATATCCAATTCGCTTTATTGGTGTAATTAAGTCACCTGATTTTACTTTAAACACACAATCAGGATCACCCATCTCATACCGTGAATCTCTTTGCAATATAATCATTTTACATTCTCCTTCCAATAAAATAAGACAGACACATATGTTTGCGTCTGCCTTATTATTCTCTGTATTATGCCTCTTTGACTTCTAAAATCTCGTATTCAACATCGCCATTGTCAAGTCCGTAAATTCGCTTACATTCTTCAATAGATGATACTGTACAGCTTTGTGTTCTCCATTCCCAATTACTCATTGCATCTCTGTACTTAAATGTTATATTAAGCATCTGCATTTTCCTCCTTTGGGGTAATTAAACTCCTTAGATTATCTCTAATATAGTCACAGAAAGCATCAATACTTCCATTTCCAATAGTCCAACAACTATCCTCGTCATAGTTCCAATGAATAATTACTTCATGCCCTGGTGTGATATTAGGTAAGTCAACGTCTGCTTTATTTGCATATGAACTATTTGAAAGTGCTTTGAGATATACATATCTTCTGATATTCTCAATATCTCTTTCTGTTTCTGCATTGAAAATCTCTACCAGACATTCATCAGAACATTCATTATAAATATCATATTCAGAAGCTCCATTTTTCTCATTATCAAGCTTCTTCAACTCTTTACTAATTGCAAATAGTGCTGATTCCTCATATTTCTTACACTCTTCTTCGCTTCTAAATATAGTTCCATCCTCTGCAATGTACTCTGTTCTTACAAGTTTCTCGATTGTTTCTGTTTTTCTAATTTCGTTTACTTTCATAATATTTACCTAACCTTTCTTATTTTATATGCTTTTCAAATTTCTTTTTTATCAGTTTCCAAAATCCTTTGTCGGTCAATGGCATTTTAGATACATTACATACCTTGCCACCGTCAAGATAGTTTGGATTTCCATTTGGCTTGTACACATCATAATCAATACACCAGTTTCCATCATAATCTCTTAATGTAACATCTACGCTGTATCCATCTGTATTGTATTGACCGATACTATCATTCATTAAATCATATTGTTTTGACTTTAACTTTTTTCGTAACTTTGCATAATCTTCATAGCATTTTATTATTTTCACATCAATCACACTCCTTTGGAAATTACAATTTCATGCTAATTTTCAATGCCACTCCATTCCAATTGATTCTTACCATTCAGCCAATCTTCTATATAATTTAATGATGCAGATATAATTCTATCAATAAAATCTTCTGCCTTAATTTGATAAAATCCACACATAGTATCCCATGTTAATGCATCATCTGCATATTTTCTTAACCATTTATATTTAGGATGATTTTTAAAATGCTCTATTTTTTCATTAAATATTTCTTGTCTCTTCATATAATCACGCTCCTATCTGCTCCATTGACCAACTTTATTTCCGTTTATGTCAATGATGCTTCCGCTTGTTGCACCATCTTCAAGTTCTCTACAAATACCTTCAAGTAATCTTTTGCATTCTATAGCTTCATCAAATTCACTTGGTTCACCTGTAAATGGATCACAAAATGCTGCATTGCCTGTTTTAATTTCAATTTTCAGCATAATTTTTCACTTCCTTCCAATCCGAGTACATAACGATCCCTGTACCCATTCCAAAAATATGATTTCAAATCTGCAAGAGTTTTTGTGCCATTTTTCAATTCTTCGTAATCTGCCTTTAACATATCTGATGTATAATTTTTATAGCAACAAATACATGAATGAAATTCTTTTCCTTTCTGTGCATACCATCCTTTATTGGGTGGGAATGTTTTCTTTGCAATTGTATGAAAAACAATTTCCATTCCATCATAATCTGGCAGTTTATGTTCTCCACTTAAATCTCTAAGTTCAATTTCTATTCCGTCTGGTGTAATGGCTTTATCTATAACTTGCATACTATTACACCTCCTTATGTTTTGAAATTTCAATTCCAGACTTTATTTCTTCTCTTGCAACAATATATGTTGGAGTTTTTCTATCAAGTGTATAATATTTTTCTCTTATTTTATTCTGTTCCGCACTTGCCTCAAAGAAGTCTTTAGTTGGATCATCCCAATACCAAACATAATATGTGTGTACAGTATGGGTAATTTCATCATATTTTCTTTTACATCTCATAATGTCACCATTCATCAGGAATGTATCTTCTACTAATTTAAGACTATCAAATTCTGTTGGTGATACATGATGCTGTTTCTCTTTCCAAGTCCATACAATAAACTGATTCTGCCAATGTCCTTCGAAAATCTCTGCTCTGTATGTTCTTAGATAAGCATATAAATCTGTTTTGCTTTTCCATGCATTACTATCTCCAAAATATACATAAGGTGAATTATCTTCAGGATTGAATGATATATACTGTTTATCAAAATCCTTTGTTGTGAACTTATATCCATTTTCACTTACAAAAGGATTTTTATTATCTACATATTCCCATAAACTTACTTCTGCTATAAAATCAATAGCACCATCTGCACAGCCTCCACAATTACCCCAATCACAAAATCTCTTTTCAATTTTACCTATATATTTCAGTTCTCTTGTTGGTAAATGTGTCCATGCTCCACCACTTGTATTACAATTAATTCTGCCTTCGTATTCATGGATAAAAGGTGTATATGGTCGTTCACAGATATAAATTTCATTCGCATCTGCTTTTTCAATATGAGCTGCTCCATAGTAATCTCCATATTCATTTGTATATCTAACGCAATCACCTACACTTGGACTCTTTTCAGACCTTGTATTTTCTATAAGTTCAACATACATATTTGCCTTATCTACATCGTAATTCATAAGTATATGCGAACCACAAAATCTTGCGTTAATCTCTCTTAATGTATTTATTGTATATTTCATACTAATCAACCTGCCTTTCCATGTATAACAAACTTGTCATAATTCCCTTCAATGCATACCAACATTGTTCTGCGTTCATATATCCAATCAATGAACCAGTATCTTTCTTTATGTGGAATTGATTGCCACCTTCAATACTGATTACTACAGATATTTCCGCTTTGCTTACTGCATTGATAGCACTGATTTCTCTATCAATCTTTTCACACAGTTCTTTTTCGCTTTTGCTTAAATATCCTGTAACTCCGTTATCCCATTTGATATTTAACATCTATACCATCTCCTTATCTCACATATGGAATATCTTTTCCATGCATATAATTTTCACCTCTAAAACAATCACCACAGTATTCCCAAATTCCTTCATCTACCTTTTTGAATGTAGAATATGTTGTTCTACCTTCTCCGTTTTCATCAATTCTGCTTGAACATGGCTCGCCAATCTGTGAACAATCGCTTCTCATACAAGCTGGTGGCAATAAATCCATAAAGGAATCAATCATATCCTCTGCGAAATACTCACCAACTTCATGTGCATCAAGTCCAAAGTAATGTTCTTTATCTACAATTTCCTTTCCGTTGTACATTTTAGATTCACTTAATGGAACACCATCATATTCGACTTCTTCAATTACCAAGGTATCATTGAACCATGTATATGATTCATAATGCTTTTTATAAACTTCTGCTGCTTTGCGTGTTGGGAAGATTTGCGGATTACCTGCTGATAATCTATATTTTCCTTTGTGATAATACACAACTTCATATCCTTTGAGTCCTTTTATCCATCCTGGAATATCAGTTTCGATTACATAACCTTTATCAACTGACCATTCGGTTGCTTCATAATCATATTCATCTACAGACTCACCAACTGTTTTATGCTTGTAACTTGCACACTCTTCTTTGCCTTTTTCTGTAAGCACAAAATGCTTTCCCTTGTCTGCTTTGTACCAATTATTCCGTAATTCCATAATTCATTTCCTCACTTTCTTGTAATAAAATAGGCAGCTAGGTATTTATTCTCCTAACTGCCTTTGTGTCTACTCGTTATTTTGTTTAGTTGCTAAACATCAATATATCTCACTGCATCATCAATCTCATCTGCCATATCATAATATCTATCAAGATCTGTTCTAATATCATTAACCAAAACAGCTTCTTCTGATGATTCTTCGGGATTCTGCGAATACAACAAATCCCTTGCTCTTTCAAGCTCATTAATTAGATTGTTTATCAAATCAACACCATTCATCATTTCTCTTCACTCCTTTCCCAAGAAATCTTAGTTTAGTTTGCTTATTCTCCGTCATAAAACACCATCGGCATTTCAAAATCCATATCAAAATGATGCGTTCTAATCCACTCATGAGCTTCCTCACTTGTTTTAAAGCCCCTCATTACTTTTTGTTCTCCATCAATATCTAACCATTCAACTCTATACATATTTATCCACCATCCTTTCTAAGCAAATGACTATTTTCATCAGTCAATCTAATTTTACACACTCCCTAAATTCATCAATGTCCCATACCGTAACAACAAATGATGATAAGTCCTCTGACCTATATAAATCAGCACTCCATTTGAATGTAATATTTGTTTCTCTCAAGTATATCCTATCTCCAACTTTAAAACCCCAATAAGGTTTTACAACTATACCACTATACATATTTATCTACTATCCTTTCCAAAGTAAATGCGAATTTCTTTTACTCTTTTACTTCTTCAAAATAATCTGGTGTACATGAATATTCAACACCTACAATTCCTTTTGTACCCATATTTGTTTCAACTGTATATGTTCCGTCATGATGCTTAATTGCTCCATATACTTTACCAGCCGTCCAAACCGTAGCAAAATCATCATCGCCTGTTAAATCTTCTTCATAATCCTTTATACATCTTAACTGTCTTTTATATTTCATTTCTCTTACCTCCAATCAATAAGAAACACATATTTAGTGCCAACTTTCGCAAGTAGAATTTCTGTCAACTAATCCTTCTACTTCTGCACAATATCCTTCATAAGTTGTACAAAGATTGTACGCACTGCATCCGTCACAACGCTTGCACTTTCGCTTTGAACTGCTTACAATATGATACATATTCGGTTCTACATATTTCTCTTTAATGTCTTCCCATTGTTTTTGAGTTACTTTTAAATAAGCATTTACAATCATTTCTCTTACCTCCATTCTAAGAGAACACGAATTTTTTACAGTTGAATTAATTTATCTCCAATCAATAACTGGTCTAATCTTAAATTACTTTGTTCAACCTCAAGCATATCTTCAAAACCGTTTTCTTCAAGAATTTGCATTGCCTTTTCTGCCTTTTCTTTGGTAGAACACTGTGCAAAACAAGTGCCTTCTAAATCATCAATTCCATTTACTTCCCATATCTGCATTCCGTTCATCTTTTTTACCTACCTTTCTAATCCAAGAAAACACGCATTTATTACGACATTATTTCAATCTTTTTCCAATCAATCTGTGCAAACATTTGATGATTAAACTCTTCAAGTTCATCTGCCTTTTCACACTGTTCACAGTAATCATCCACATCATCAAAGTAGTCATCTTCTGTTTCCATATACCAATCTTCCTAATCCTGAGAAGTTTCATCCCATCTCTGAACTCCACCGCAATTACAATAATCAGGCTTAATTCTATTCTGTCTTTGATATGCATCATATGCTGCTAACATATCCATTACTTTTTTGCCTTCTTCAACTGTTTTTACAGGAACATAAAATGCTCCCTCCGTTGCACCTGCTTGTGGAATCCACCATACTCTTAATTTATCCATTCTTTTTTACCTACCTTTCACTATGAAATATCCATTTACTCTTCTATGCTGTTTGCCCCATCTGCAAATCCATCATCATATCCCTTGTTGTACATTGGATTCTCAAATTTAGTATTTGCTATCGGGCTATCTTCTTCAATACCAAAGAAAGATTTCTCTTCCTCTGACATCTCGTAATATTCATCAAAATATTCCATTGCACTTTCCCTGTCGTCAGAGATAAGTCTATCCGCAAAGAATGTTGCAAGTTCTTCAAGCCTGCAACGTGGGATAAAATCTGCGTTTACCTTTTCCATAAAACAATCATAAGCTGATTGAAGATATAATATCTTCTTAGGATTATTCTGGAAATAAGTAAAATACGTTCCATGCGCCCATTGCTGACCTTCTGGTTGCGTTGGATCGTAACCACTAACAACTGCATATTGTGTATCACTTTCGCTTTGCAGTAATGCACAATCATTTTTCCGTAAAATCTCAATCCATTTCATTTCTTTACACCTCCAAGTTATACTCTTTAATCAATCGCTGCCTTACCATGTCATTCAGATCCTTATTAACAGGCATTATCCTATGCGTTGTACGATTGATATACACGAAATGACTTCCCTTGCACCTTGTCGGTGTATATCCATTCTTCCGTAAAACTATATCAAAGTCACGCATTCGCTTTGACTTTCTAAAATTATGCATAAATCTCACTTCCTTTCATAAACCCGTATAGCCCGATAGTACAGCTTTATATGTATATGTTCTCTTATTCACAAATTGCTTTTACTAAAATATCATACATTTCAGCATTACTTTTTACAGGAGCGATTTTATTTTCAAAATATGAAGCTCCCTTGCAATTTTCAAGTAATCCCTCAATAACTGTATTCTTTTCGTAATTCGCAAACAATTTCTTGAATATATGAAACGTTCTAAGTGTAAATGCATTCTTTTCGCTTCCTGTCCAATTAAGTGCTTTAATTGTCTTGATTGTAAGTTCCAATATATCTGTGTTATTTCTTACCATTCTCAACAATGTTCTTGAGGGTGCGACTTTACCTATTGGATTTTCCAGCTTGTCATCATCTGTCACAATCTGAATATTATAAGATTCAAATAAATTCTTAAAATCTATATATTCTCTTATGTTTGCCTTTACACCTGCTCTATATGTATCAGCAACAGTCATTGCCTTTCTTGCTGATTGCTGTCCTAAAAATGTAAGAACTGCCTCATATTCTGAGCAATTAAGCACTTCAACAAGCATTTTTATTTCTCCGTTTATTACAAATGCAACTATTCTATGTGCTCCATCGGCGACATACAGTTTTCCATTTTTGATATATACCTTAACTGGATCAAATTTATCTTCATTAAAATTTTGTGCTATTTCCTGCACCTTTGCCATATCTGTATCTCTCTGCCAATTTGGAATATGTATAAATGTTGGATTAATAAGAATATATCGCTTTGATGCAATACTAAAAGAGTTCTTTAATGCACAATCTACTTCTTTAACTTCCATTGATTCTCCTGCATTTGAATGAGCCTGTACAAATTCCTCTGTCTGCCGTGGTGTTGAATAACGAACAAAGTCTTTTTTACGTCTTGCATAATCTACTGTTCTGCTTACGCCTTGTGTAAAGCTGTATCCTACATCAGCAACTTCAATATCATTTTTGTTTATCTTTAAAAGCAGACATATCTTATCTACTGTTGCATCAGATGGATTATTAATCTCGCTTTCATACTTTGATATTGTTGAGTAAGAGACTCCGCAACCTTTAGCGACATCCTGCAATGTTAAACCTTCTCTTTCTCTAATCTCCTTTAACTTCTTTCCATTAATTTTGCACATAATTAACTACCTCTTTTCTTTTAATATTTTTGATATGTATTTTGGGTAAAAAATAACGGCTTGCCTTTTGACAAACCGTTTAGTTGCTAAACTTTTCAAATACTCCTGACTTGAGCATATCTGATTTCCAACACTCAAAGTCTGGATATTCTGTCTTATCTGCTAAGTCTCTATAGACTTCATGCGTCTGCTTTTCTGTGAATGTTTTGCCTTTTAGCGGTTCTTCATAGGTTATGTACTTCATTATATTTCACCTCTTTCTTTTAAATAATTTCTGTAAGCATTTTCGCTTTCAAACTGCTGATATTTGCCTATACTTGGCACAAATCCCATATAGGCAAATCCGTTATAATATCCCTTCATGTATTATCCTCCTTGCAAAATTCTTTACCTTATCAATGACTGTTGGTTCGGTTGCCTTCTGTAATCTTCTCTTTCTTTCTGTAAAATACAGACTGTTTTCCACATTGATATAATCCATCATCTGTAATGGAGTTAATGAATTATATGGAGTTGATAGAGTACTGTCTATTATTTCAGCTCCGTTTGCTGTCTTGATAATTCTAAAATTAAATGCTTCCATTCTGCCTTATACCTCCTTTAATCTTGCATCACGCATAATACGTGAAATTTCACTCTCCGTTTTTGCGTTGGCTATTGCTTGCAATGTGTCTTCTGAATACAGTAATTGCTTTGCAATTCTGATTGCATCATATTTTATTTTACTCATAGTTGTATTCTCCCTTCTAAATCAACATTGACAACTGTTTCGCTAACATTGCTTTTGATAAACCTGTTGTCTTAACTCCTTTGTTGCCTTTCGTTTCTGTCTTTACAGAGTAAACCCGTGAAGGTTTATTTGCCTTTGCAATCTGATAGTCGCAGTAGGCAGTATGAACTTGTTTGTGTTTTTCTGACATATTAATATTCTCCTTTCTTTATTTTGATATTGTGAAATCATAGCAATCTGAATCTGTGTAGATTGTTATATTATTTCCGTTTTGTGTTACTGATGTTACCTTGTTTAAATTTAGGTAATTATATTTACTAGGCTTTTGCATTTTGGCAATTAAAAAAGCACTCAATATGAGTGCTAAAGTGATGAATATATAGATTATTTTGCGTTTCATTGCTTACCTCCTTAATTTTGGGTATAAAAATAGCACCTAACAGATTTTCATTTCCATTAGATGCTATATAAATATGACACTTTATGAGATTATTTTTTTACAAGTTCCATTTTATAACCAAGTGCATCAATAATTTTCACAAATAAAACCAATGATGGGCTATGTGTTTTCTTTTCAAACCGTGAGATACTTTGCTGTTTGCTTTCCGTTAAATCGGCTAATTCCTTTTGAGAAATATTAGACTCTTTCCGTAATTTAACAACATTATCAATTAAGTTGTTCTCTATATCCTCTGCACGAAAAGTAGTGGCTGGTAAACCACTTACTTCTCGAACTGCAATTTGCTTTTGGTCGATTGCAACAGCTTCTAATAACCCTTGCATTGTATCATCAAAAAATTTGCTCATGATTATTCCTCCTTTAAAATTTTTACTACTGCCTTTAGAGCTTTCTTTTCATCAGGTGTTAAGTCTGCTTTTTCATCTTTTGAGTAGACATTGACAAGATATATAGTTTCTTTTATATCAACATCTACATAAATTACTCTTGCACCACTTCGTTTCCCTTTTCCTTTATTCTCCATTGGAATACGGATTTTTCTTAATCCACCTGTATGAGAAATAGTATCTCCTAATTTCGGATTTTCTAATAAAATTTCTTGTAAGTCTTTTAAATTTTTATCAGTTAATCCTAAATCTTGCCATTTAGCGGTAAAAATTGGTGTTTCAATAAAGGTTCGTGTCATATTTTTATTTCCTCCTTTGTTTATGCACCTATAATACATCAAATTTGTTGTATTTGTCAAGTCAAAAATAGCACCCTTTACGGTTTACGGTTGGGTGCTTAGTGGTTTGATTATTATATTTGACGCAGTTAGTCTTCAAAATCATAATTTGCGTCTATGTCTGCAATCTGCTCATCTATCTCCTGGCATTCTTCTTGATATGCCTTTTCAAGTTCGCAGATCTTATCTATATCTGCTTTTGTGTAAACGTTTGCTTGCGTCATACTTTGACGCATTTCTTCGATTGTTTGCATAGTTATTTCCCCTTTTTACATCTGGTTTAATTTTGCCTGAAGCTCGGCTATTTGAGCTTCAATAGCTTGTTTCTCAATTTCTTTTGCATTCCATTCCGCATCTGGAATCCATTCCATGATTTCAAATGGTTGGACACAAAGATATTCACATACTTTATTTATTGTATCAGAACTTATATTTTCGTTTTTTGAAAATCTTGTTGGCATATTTTGAGACAAACCTGCATTACATAAGTCTTTCCATGTCATATTGCGTATTTTTAAAAGTTGCCCTAATTTATTAAAAACTATCATATATTATACCTCCATCAATTATTTGCACCTCCTATTCTATCACATTATTTTGTAATTTTCAATATGTGTAAAATCCACACTATAAAAGCGGTAAAGTTTCCCTTACCGCCTCTAACTATAGATTTTTATTACTTTTCTTCAAAGTAGTGCTTGATTACAATATTACTGATAGTGCTTGCAAGCCCAGAATAGTCATATTCTATCTTACCTGTCTTACGATTCTTTTTTGCCTTTACTAATGTATTAACCTGACGCTCTTTGAAAGAAATTGTATCCTTTTTGTCGTCAATGTCAAATTTATTAGTGAATCCCTTTACATAACAATCATTAAGAAGCTTCTTGTCCTCTGCTGTCAATTTTACTCTTGTCTTTGCTGTGTATGGAGTTTCAAAAGGCAGACTGAAGGTTGTTTTAATGATTGTTTCAAGTTCTGTACTTGCTTTCTTGTATGCTTCTTTTACCTCATTTGACATTGTTATATTGCCATTTTCCCCTGCCTTAGAATTAATATGAATTGCCTCTAAAGCATTATATAATTCTGGTGACTGAAAAGCAGGAATGATTGCATATTTTACCAACTTAGAGTTATCCCATGAAGCAAGTACCCTAAGAACTGTACGGACTACGTCCTTATTATTGCCAAAATGGTCTTTGTTCTTATGGGTCAATGAAGCAAATATCTTATTGTAAACCTCAAGAGTTTCTTCTTTAGATGTTTCAAGGTCAGACTTTTCCTGCTTAACATCCTCAAGTTTCTGCTTAAGGTCATCAAGCTTAACCTTCTTTTTATCCTCAGACATATCCTCATTTTTCTCAAGGTTTGCTATCTGAGTGTTTAACCGTGAAATATCAGCTTCAGCCATCTGAATGAGCATTGCACACTTTTCATGTTCAACTGCTGTCATTAATTCCTGCTTCTTCTCATCTGTGATTTTTTCTGCGTAAAAATTGATTGATAAAGTTCTCATAATATACCTCTTTCCCCGACTTAACGCAATCGGTGCAATATAATATTTTATTGTGTTTATAATTGTAGTGTTATGCACACTATAAAAGGGTAGACTAATTGTGTATAGTCCACCCTTCTAACTATGTATAAAACTTTGTAGGGAACGCCTCACCTACTAGCGTAATAAGCATATTAACATTAAATCCAGTTAAGAGGATAGATATTCCATAAATATACTTATTGCAGGCATTACCCTGCTAATAAATAAATGCTTGCAGGTTTTACCCTGCAAAGCTATGTTATATCTATCATTAACCTTTTATATTTTAGTTGCTATTAGCTTGGTTATCGACTTCACAACTTTAGCCGTGATTTAATCGGTTAAGATTTTTTATTGACCGTCAACTACTACCTTGTAAACACTCACACCTAGAATATAAGCTGAAGGGTTCGCACTTGAGCCTTATGTCTTTTCTGACATCTTCCTCCCATTACTGGCAGGGTAAAGGCACACCATTTTTAATATGATGCAAGGATTATTAATCCTAGGGCATGTATACCTATTTCAAGGCATAGTCTAAGCCGTCCTCATAGGGTTTTAGAGTAAACCCATAAAACCTATTATTCAATTTGTATAGCCTTAACCCAATGGGATAACTAGACTAGATTTTATATTAATACCCATCTTTCCACCCTTGAAAGTCTAGGACTTTTCAAAGAGGTATAGAGTTCCTCTATACTGCCTATGACTAATGTTTTCAGCAATCCGCTTAATATACATTAGGGGCGTAAAATATAAAATTGTTTTTTCCTATGGGGATTTACTAACTCACCGAATTGTGATAAAATAGACTTGTTCAGGGACTATTTACACAATTAGTTGTAATTAGTCGGCTATATATTCAAGATATTCTTGTTCAGTTGCAAAAAGCATATAACTTTTTGTGGCTGAAATATAGCCATAATACCCATTAGATACATTGTATCCTTTTGGACTATTCATTTTTCAAATATATAACACCTCCTATTCTGGTTTTAACGACTTATTCCTTGTCAAGCTATTGTTTTATTGTGATTGTAGTATATCACAATATATTGTGTTTGTCAATATGTTGTGTTAAGTTTTCCCGACCTTGCGAGGAAGGTTCGTTTTACGGTACTTTCTTAACTTGGCTATATTTTATCACAATTAATTGTGATTGTCAACAGATGATTTGAAAGTTTTCTAAAAAAACTTTTTGTTATTATCAACTTCTTGACATCGAATACTTTATCACTATTTATTGTGATTGTCAATAATAAAATTATTTTTTTCGATAAAGTTTTATTCACATAAAACCACATAACATAATATCTCACACCACAACACATAGTTTTTAATACTACTTACAAATTGCTCTGCTCCAGATGAAAAAAGAATGGTTAATATATATCTATTAGCCATTCTTTTAGACTGACTGGGGGTACTTAAAACCAACTTGATGGACTGGAAATGCAGCAAACCCTATAGCTGATTCATCTACATACCAACTTAAAAATCCATCCTCTTTCCAACTTCAAAATTCCTAATAAAATCAAGCAAAATTCTAATTTTCCCATCTCAAACCCTTTATCGTACCCCATATCGCTCAAACCCACTAACCAAGCCACTTTCAGCCACTTCACGACCAAAAAATTAAACTTCCATCTTATCAAAAATTCATTCACAAATCCAAAATCTTCCTTATTTATAAATACTTTTACCGATAACCATTTTTAATCTAAAATCTATCATTATAATCAATCACACAAATTACAACTCTCTCATCTACAATACGGGGGTACAGAAAAACCAAAAATTATCTATATACTTCACAAAAATAATCAAAAATCCAATATAAACCATTAAAAAATCCTACTATAGCAATACCAAAAAATCCCATTTCTCATCTAACCCCTCTATCTCACCCATACACAGCGTTTTTATTCTACTCTACCAATAACACCTAAAATCATTTTTACCCACCTAAATGTTCAAAATACAAGGTCAATTTTTTACATCACCCAAAATTACATTAACTATTTATATATATTCATCATATTTACTATAAATAATATTATCAATTCTCACACCTATACAAAAATCCATTCTCACAACTCAAATTTCAATTTTTCTCTCTACCCTAACAACTAGCCACTTGACATATAAAAATCTAAAATAGATTCAAAATCATACATTTTTCTCCTTATATTCCATGTAAAGAATTTTATATTAACTCTCTTTATTAATTAACATATCCATACAATACTAAAAATTCATAAATTCAAAGTCATATAAGAGAAAAATCTATTGTAAATAATCATCACACTACTCTTGCCAAACAAAAAAAATAATAAATTTAAAGGAGGACTCATTATGAGCAATTTAACATATTACAACAGAAACATTTAATAACTTATCATGTAACTTTTATAGAAATATATTTGATGAATTAGTCGGCAGAATTGCATTTTAATCTATTTAGGGACAAAATCACACCTCATAGAAAAATTAGCCACTTTTATCTCATACCCTTATAAGTTATCACCTAAGACATAAAAATTGAAAATCACCCTCAAAAACTCATTTTTAACCCACAGATAGGGTATGAGAAAACTACACACAAGTTCAAAAAGATAGTATGTGCGTAAGCACAAGATGTAGCCCTTTGATAAGGGCGGTCTTTTCGCAGCGTCAGCAAGAAAAGAACATCTCTAGGTAGACAATTGAAAAGAATAATTCAAAAGGAGAATGATATTATGAAGAAATCAATTTTATTTAAGAGAACAAGAAAATCCGTTGCCAAGAAATTATCTAATCATATTTATATAGATATCATTAATAGCCATGATACAAAATTAATAATAGATAACTTCACATTATTAGAACTTATTTATATTGAAAGAGCGTTAAAGAAATTGGATTCTATGTCAGAAGAAGAAATTCAAGAATTAAATGGAGAATAATTTCACATAGGTACATCATATATGTACCCAAATAAAAAATATCAATCCAAAACATTATGTACCTAAATCAACCAATAACAATTAAACAAAAGAAAGAAGGAATTATTATAATCGGAGTATATTCTATAACAAATTTAAAAACGAATAAATTATATATTGGAGAAAGCCTTGATATTGATAAAAGATGGATTAATCATAAAAACGATCTTTTGAATAATCAACACGCCAATTATTATCTTCAACAAGATTTTAATAAGTTTGGGAAGTCATTTTTTAAATTTGAAGTTTTGCAAGAAGTTGAAAGAGATAGTGTCACTATTACTCAATCAAAATTATTAATGTTGGAAAATGCTTATATAGAAAAATATAAAAAAGAAAATTATGAATTATATAACATAGAAAACACATTAAAAGATGTTTTATCAAATAAAAGAAAATTACTGGTTTGTGAAGAGATTGCAAATTCTGTTGTAGTATCTCAATTTTTAAAAAATAAATACGTATTTGATAGCACAACGAATACTTTTGATTATCGTCAAAGAGATACCATTGAAAATTTAATATTATCTAATTCATCTATTAGAGGGAAGGAAAAAGCAAAACAGGTCGCAAATATAATATTAAAAGAGTTAACTGAACAAAATTTATACAAAAAATATGTAATTGAAAATATTTATTGTGTTTATTTGTGCTATAAACTTCAGGAACAAAAGATTATAGAAGTTAATTCTGAAGGTCGAGAATATATTTTAAATCATTATGATTTTGATTCTTTCTTATTAAGGAAAAAAGTATCTATTTCTGAGATTCATATTCAACAATATCCAATTGAGAAAAATATTAAGATAGAAGATCAAAATAAAATCCAGGATGTTTGGCATAAGCTTAAGGATGAACATATCTTGCCTTCCGAAAATAGATATAATGATTTTCGAGATATTCTTATAAAACTTAATTTAATTACCATTGATAAGAATAAAAGAACAAAAGCAACTGAATTTGCAATTAAGAATAAATATTTTCTAGTTTTTAAATATAACAACGTCAAAGATACTTATCAATATTTCATATCCAAAAATGGTTTAAAGTATATTTCAACCAATATTCAATAAAAGTTTTTTTATTTACAGAGTAATTTGTGAAACAAATTGCGCTGTAAATATTCCTCTCTTGATAATATGAGTCTATATAGATATTGACCTACACAAATCCACACCTGACATGTACCCAAATGAAGAAAATTTTTACTTTTGGGTACGTCATACATGTACCCAAATGAATTTTTGACAATTTCATAAATGTAAAAGTTCACGATTTTTGAAAGTCAAGATGGAGAATATTTTTAAGAATAGAAAGAAGGTGAAAACAATAATTTGAATTATGTAAAAATACCACGAGAAATTATTTATGATAAAGATCTCTCATCTAAACGAGTGATTATCTTCTCATATCTTTGTGCAAGGCGTTCACTTGATGATACAGTGGCATTTTCTACAACAGAACTTTGTCACTGGTCTAAACTGAAGCCTAATTACAGAGATGGAAAAATCAATCAAAAATATTATGAAGTTCTATTGCTCTTGTCTCATTATGGATACTTTATTGAGTGTCCTGATTTCGAAAAAAGTCTAAAAGAAAACACCAATTCGGTGAAATATCAACAAGTGCAACTGAATATAGAAAAATTTGATGTACCTGATAAGTTTGGGATTATCTATTTTGATGAGTTAGATAAAATATTGAATTTTAAGGAAGAGTTACAGAAGTCAGATGTAGACTTAACACGAATGTCTTCTGCCTATATCTTACTTCTACTTTCCTATATTCGTGTAAATCTTAATCGCATAGAAGATAAACCACTATGCTGCTACAGATATTTCAAAACAATCTCAGAAGATATTGGACTATCTGAAAGATATATTGGGCGTATAGTTGATATTTTAGATACATTGAAAATTATAAAATGCCAACCTATGAAAAGAGAACAATACATTAAGGATGGTGAGAAAAAATTTTTAACTACGCCAAAGGTTTTTGCTGATTATAGACATTTTATACATAATGAAAATGGACAAAAAATTGATGATAAATATAACCCTGAAACAGAAATACAAAAACAGATAGAACTTTTAGAGAATATTAATATGTAAGAACATAAAGAGATACTATCTCCTACGACAATATCTCTTTACCATAAATTTGCGCAATGAGTGTTACACTAAACGCTCCAATTTGCAGTGAGGCTTCTAATTCACTGGTGAATATATTAAATAAGGTTGCAGCATGAGAATGAATAAAATAGTAAATCACGTACCTATTTTATTCTACTTCTCATACGAAATACCGTTTTTCGTAACGGTAACACGTTTCTTGCCTGAAGTTACAAGCAGTTTTAATTCTTTGTATTCTGTGAACTTTCTAACACAATACTTAACAAGATTTATAACAGCTATGGTAATCCCAGGTGTCAAAATTAAATTAATTATCCTAACCAGACCTCCCTTCTGTGAAAACATGTGCAGTCACACAAGAAAACTCTGATAGGACATATCAATTTTATGTGCATAATCACGCCTTTCGTACCTGATATAAAATCAGTTGTGACCTTGGTTTACGAGTTACAATTAAAAATCGTGTATACACATCAAATTGATTATATCACATATCAGTGAATTAGAAAATCCCCACTTTAATTAACATTAAATCAATTCTCATTTAGAGAATATAAATATGTAACAAAAACACGTATCACACTAAAAGGAGCGATGATATGGCTAAAAAAATTTTATTAACAAGGAGACTAAAAATTAATGACAAAGGAAACAGAAAATCATGTAATGACAAGAACTATGGAACTTAAGGCTCGCAACAAGTTAATTTGCTCACCATTGTTATTAAAATCAGGAGCAGATTTTGGTGGAACTGATTTAGATATTGTTGCAAGAATTTTTACTGATTTGAAATTTGATAATGATAGAAAAAGAGAATGTATTATCAGAGACAATAAAGAAAGCGAGGAAATTGCATAATGAGATACGAGATAATTGCTGACACAGCTATAACAGTTGATATGAATAATGGATATTCAATACTTGCTATGAGCAGATGGAATAAGGAAAAGAGTTTATATGATACTACTCTATTTATTAAGAATAATAGTGTTGATGGGTTTAATTTAATAGATGAGCCTTGTGTTATTGAATTTAATGTGCCAGATAAAAAGGTGCTTTGTATGGAAGTGACAAGATATATTGAAAATACTGATTTTACACGTTATATCAATCGTACTAAGTATGAACTTGATTGTTTTGAACGTGGCAATGCATTATATGAGAAAGAAAAGTTAAATGTTAAGTAAAAGTGATTATAAATATTATGAGAAAGCAAAAACGGCTGCGGATTTATCAGACTATAGAAAAACACATATAGGTTGTATAGCCGTTTATCAAGGAAATGTAATAGGAATTGGTTGTAATACAATTAAAACACATCCTATACAGAAATATTATAACAGATATAGAAAGTCTTGGAATAAGAACGGCATTAAACCAACATTACATGCCGAAATTAATTGTCTTAATTCTATTCGTCATCTGAATATAAATTTTTCCAAAGTAAAATTGTATATTTTCAGAACAAGATTTGATAAAGAGTTTGGCATGTGTCGTCCTTGCTCTAGTTGTATGGCAGCTATTAAAGATTTAGGAATTAAGCATATCTATTACACTACAGATTATGGATTTTGCTATGAGAAAATAAAATGTGAGGTATGAAAATGGCTTGTGAATATTGCGGAAGAGATTCTGGACATGCTGAAAGATGTCCATTACACGAAGATAGGAAAAGTAATTACATATGTTGTTACTGTAAAGAGGGAATATTTAATGGAGATGAATTTATAGTTAATTCTGAAGGTGAATATCTTCATCGAGATTGTATATTTAGCTATGATTTTTTAGTTAATTGGTTAGGTTATGATTTTAACGAAATGGGAAAGGAAGGATATTATGATAGTTAATAAATTAAGAATATTTTTTGATATTGATTATAAAACAAGTATTGAATATTGGATTCCTATTAGTGAAATAAAGATTAAGAATATATTTCTTGCTACTCCACCTAGTTATTTTAAGTATAGAAGAAAACTTAATAATTTTATTAAGTATGGTGAGCTTAGTCCTATTATCATTGACAGGAATTTTGAATTAGTTGATGGGTATATAAGTTATCTAATTATGAAAAGATTTAGCGTTGGAAAAGTACCTGTTTATTTTCAATAATGTGTAAGTAAATAGAAATTTCATTTGGAGAATATATAAGTGGAGGTAAATTTATATGAATAATAATTTTGACAATATTGAAGAAATGAAAGAATTGATCGTAGATGAACTTTCGGAATGTGAATTTGACAACAATTTCAGATGTGAAAAATGTTCTGAATTGGAGCAATGTTATTACAAAGCTTCTACAAAATCATCTCACGAGTTTGCAGATAGCTTAGATTATGGTGGATATGATTTTGAAGATGAATTTTGGGAGAATTTAGGTTAAGGCGGTGATGATATACTGAATGAGTGAATATGGAATTAAAATAAAAAATATCAGTGCTGGTATGTTGTATGATGTTAATCTTGGAACACGAGATTATTTTACATATACTGATGCTATGTTTAACAACAGTTTATTTAGTTTTTTCTTGCAAAAGAACGGATTAAATATTTATAAAGGAAAATCTGGTAAAAAAAATGAAAGTACACGAGATATAATTTGTCTTGATTATGAATTTGGAAGTCGCTCTTATGATAATGAGCATACTCGATTAGAAAAGTTATTTAATGATACTGATGGCGATTCTAAGGAACGTATTAAACAGGCATTACAAAAAGTTGAAGATAGAAAAGACTTGTATAATGAAAAATCACGAGATGAGATTAGAGAATATTTTTACGAGAATGGTGTTGATGTTACATATAAACGTAAACGCAGAGACGGAACAATTAAAGAAGAAACAATTCATTATGAAATGCTTTTTCGTACAAGTGCCAAAGCTAAACTTGGACAAGTTATTTTCATAAATAGTAAATTATATGACATTGCATATGATTGGTTAACAATTGGACTTGGAAAAAAAATGAGTCATGACAATGCGAAAATCGTTGAAATGTCAGCTTATGCTCCACTTACCACATCTACAATTATTGGTACACTTCATATACCTGTTGAGGATATTCTAATTCTCAAAGATCAGGATTCCTTTTTTGAAACAATGACAAAAGTTGTTAAAGCAGAAGAATACGAAGTAGAAGTCAAAAAGAAAAATAAAGAAACTAACAAAAACGAAAAGGTAATTGAAAAACGTAAAAAATGTGTTGTATCCGAAGAAAAACGTCAAGTTAAAAATACAATTTGGGATGGTATGGCACTAATCGAAGCTGATTCTAATTATCTTCGTCTCCCATCTTATATTAACGGTATGGCATTACTCAGAAATCACCTTTTTAAAGCATGTGCTTTTAAGAGTTATCTTCAAAAATTCTTTAAAGATTGGTGTGATAAAAATGGATATAATTACAATACATACCAGGTTCAAGATATGTTTGGTAAATGGCATTATTTAAAAGATATTAAGATGATAACCACTGATAATGCGATTAAATGGAAGAAATTTCAAGACTTAATGGGTAATAATATTACTGAAGCATATGACTATTGGTGCGAAAGAATTCATTCTGATGGTGATATGTGGGGCATTGTAAAAACTGACCACCCTAGTAAATTAGGACAATATCAACAGTTGAGTTATCAGATGATTAATACTCTTCCATGTACGAAGGATAATGTAAAAGATATTGCTCAGATTAGCATTGATTATGTTGAATTACTTAAGCGTGATAATGATGAATTTGAAAAGTTCCTTAGAAAGAATGCAAATGAAGTAAATCATTATGAAATGCTTGCTGATTTATATGCTCAAAATCATGAGTTTGGAAATAGTAAATTTTTTAGATATGAAAAGAAAGAGATAATTAAACAATATGTTTTTAGAATGAGAAAAGGAAAAATTATGGTCAATGGTGATAATTTGACTGTATGTGGTAATCCTTATGCACTTCTGCTCTATTCTGTTGGTGAGGATTTTGAAAAAGATCCAACGCTTTCTCAAGAATCTAATTGTATTCAGTGTTACACTAAACGTTTTGATGATAATGAATATCTTGCAGCGTTTAGAAATCCACATAATTCCCCGAACAATATATGTTATTTACATAATGTCTATTCTAAAGAAATGGATAAGTATTTTGCATTTAGTAAAAATATAATAGCAGTTAATTGTATTCATACAGATATTCAAGACAGGGCAAATGGGATGGATGAAGACTCGGATTTTATGCTTGTCACAAATCAATCAACAATGGTCATATGTGCAGAAAGATGCTATAGAGATTTTTATACTATTGTAAATGCATTACAAGAGTCTGGTATTACATACAATAATACAAAAAAAGATTATGCTGCCATGGATAACAAGTTTTCAAAGTCACGTATGGGAATCGGGTATTCAAGTAATTTGGCTCAGTTGGCAATGACTTATTATTGGACGGAATTACAAAAAGATAATCCTGATGAGAAAAAACTTAAAGAACTCTATGACAATTTTATTATTCTTTCTGTTCTTGCGCAGGTTATTATTGATGGATGCAAAAGAGAATATGAAATTGATGGCAACAAAGAAATTGATAGAATTAGCAAACTCCCTTGTATGAACATTAAAAGAATCGTTGGTTATACGGAGTCAGGTAAACCAAAGTATAAAAAACATGATTTTCCTGAATTTATGAAATATACAAGAGAAATTAAATATACAAAAGATGGTAAAGAACTACCACAAGAGGAAGTTGATGAATCGAAAAACAAACTTAAAAGTCGTATTAATAGAGAATTATTATGTCCTATGAACTGGCTTGAAGATTGGATTAATAAAATTCAAGCCTCGGAAACCACTATTGCTATTCCTACAAAAGATTTTTTTATTAAAATGCAAGGAAAAGCAAATGATAGACAAATGACAAAAATAAGACAGATTATTGAAGATTACGATTCCTATGTTAAGCAGATAAAAATAAGCTGTGATGATGAAGAATATGAAGAAATGTTAATATCTAAATCAGATGAAGTATTGGACAAGCTGAAAGGAATTAAAATTGGGAATATAGTAACTATTAATAGACTTATAGAAACTGCTTTGGGATTGAATAGCATAAACAACAATCCTTCATGTTACAAAAAAGCAACAAAATATACAAGAAAAACATTGAATCTCTTGTACAAAATGAATCCAAATAAATTTCTATGCAACTTTAATTGTAAATAATGCACAATTTTTGCGGAACGAAATTGTTGAAAATGTAGTATTTTCAATAGTTTAATGGGTATCAAATGAGGGTGTAATATGGAGGGAAGAAAGCGCAGAGTTGCGTTAGTAAACTCCCACGCCATTGCCAATGCGTGTAATAAGTAAGGGCTTGCAAGTTTAAAACGTATACTAGGGGCAGACGTATCATTATCTGCCCCGAATATAAAACAATGAAATCAGCTTTTCTTGGCTGATAAAACAGAGAATATAATAGTGTAACAAGTAAACACATTATTGGAACAAAAGGAGAAATAAACATGAATTTAAAGGAATCATATCGTTATGCAAACTATCTTGACCGTCTGTTAATGACAGCAGACACATATCTTAGAAATAAAGGATTTGTAACAACTACAGAACAAAATCACTTACGCTCTAAGGCTAATCCAGATGCACAGGATGAGAAAATTGCGGTTCAGAAACCATATGATGTAGATTTTAAGCCAAATGATATAATCGACTTTGTGGTTAAGGTTATTAATGAGAAGGAAAAACTTTTCTCATCAATCGCAGATGCAAAGGCGAGAACAGAAATTAATATTGACAATGCTGTTGCTATGAATAAAAAGAAACAGTCATTTGTGAATACACTAAATTCAATCGTTTCTATTAAGCCTAGTGAAACACAGTCAATGGGAAAGGATTATAAATTTGATATTAATAATGAGCAGAAACCTTACTCTTACCAGATTATTTCTAAAACATCCATTGATTTTGACCGAAACAGCGTCAAAGGTCTGATTAAGAAATATAATAAAGAATGTAATGAGATTTCTTCAAAACTTGATGAAATTGAAATCACAACACAGGTTAATTTTACACCATTATTTGATGTAAATGATTCCTTTGAGGATTTGGTTGTGGGTTAATTCCCACACTAATCTTCTATCAGATATTTACAATAGGGCTGAGATTGATTTTTATAATTGTCAATCGGTTCAGATGCAGATGAACTATAATGCTGCAAGGCTGAATATTAGCCATATAATATTAAAAAGAGTAAATCATGCATTGTTTAGAATGCAAAATATTACATATAAACAAAAATCAAGAATATTTTATAAATATTGTATTATTGAGTCTCCTGTATGTTCGAGGAAAATTACTTTAAAGGTCGTTATATGTATTGTTATTTGCTACTTTGTTATTTTGTAATTTTGTCAGTTTGATATATTGAAAATTTGATATTTTGTCATACGTGTCATGAAGATTCTTAATAAAATTAAAACTTACTGAAAGTATAATTAGTGATATAAAAATATTATAGAAGAATGAACAATTTTTAATTGTTAATAATTATAAAGCTTATCTATATTCGTATAGATATATCAAATTGATTGAAATTATGAGGACATTTTCAGTTCTATTTTAAATATCCGATAGATTTTGTAATTCATATTGTACCTTACCTTTCTATAATCGGTGGCTGTGCTACAGCTCTTGTAGTATGGTTGCCGATTTTCTCTTTGAGCCATTAGCTCAGTCGGTAGAGCACTAGACTTTTAATCTAGGTGTCGTAGGTTCGAACCCCACATGGCTCACTCTCTTCTGCTATTAGGCAGGAAATAAATCAAGAAAGAAGTGAAAATTATTAAGTACATTTCAAAAAATGAAATTGAAAAATTATTATCTGAAGGTGTAATTAGGAACACAAGACGAGGATATGTAGATTGCAGAGGCGAACATATTGGGTATTATAAAACTTGTGGTGGAAAGCGTTACATTGAAGATAAATACGTTAAGTAGGTTCTGCCTATGAAAAATCGAATTGAATATAAAGGTTTTTATATTGACAAGACTGAAAATGGCTATCGTATCTGTAGACAAGAAGATACAGAAAAGCATACCCATCTCTCGAATCTTAATCCATCATATAGGCTCATAGATAATGTATTATCAAATAAAATTCCTACTCGTTGTGGATGTTATTATTTAGAATCACATGCTAGATTAAGCTATGATGAAAATTATATTAGGAAGATTCGTGAGTATATTAAAGTAAAGCAGAATAAAAGTAAACAAATGTATTACAATCCTGGCAGAAAGCGTTCTGGTGGGAATTTTTAATTTTATGGAGGATTTAAAGGATTATGGCAAATTTTGTTTTTAAGGAAACTAAGCAGACTTCTATGAAGATTGCAGGTATTATTGATACAGATAATATGACTGTTGAAGTAGATGGCGAAGAAAAGAAACTTGCTACTCTTCTATCAGTATTTAACGGTGGCAGTGTTGAAATAAATGTGAAGGTAAAAGAGGAAAGTGAACTCGATGAACCTGTTGAATCTAATGAAGAATAGAGAGTAGGTGAACTATATTTATAATTTCGAAGAAGAATTAAAAAAATATGGGCTAACCCAATCAACTTATGAACAGGTTTTACAAGAAATTTCTAATAAAATGTCTGGAATATCAGATATGGATTGGAAAGAAATAGTGGATAAATATGATATAAAATGTCATTATGATAGCGTCAGAAAGGCTAGTCAGACCATATTTGGCAATTATTTTGTTAGAGAATATTTAAAAGCTAAAAACATAACAGAAAAAAGTACTACTCTTGATGATGCTAAAGAAGTATTAGGTGAACAATATATTGTTAAACAGCAAATACATAATGATAGATTGAAACTCAATAAGTTAAAAAGAGATTTAGTTCCTTGTATTACAGTTGCAGACGAATTAAAACAGTATATGAAAGATAATAATTTCTCAATGGAAATTCCTAAATATATGTACTCTTCTGTTGAAGAAGAATCTGATTATACTATGATATGTCATATTACCGATTGGCATATTGGTTATATAATCAACAATTGTAATGGTAATAATTTTAATTGGGAAATTGCAAATGAAAGAATAAACAAATATATTTCTGAATGTAAGAAGTATATTGAATTATATAATATCCGTCAGGTTCTAGTTATATCAACAGGTGATATGATTGAGAATTCATATATGAGAGAAACACAAGCACATAATTGTGAATTTTTACAATCTATGCAGATACATAAGGCTACTAAACTCATATATAGACTATTAGTCGCTTTAGCTGAAGATTGTAATGTTATATTCGGTGGTATTGCTGGAAATCATGATCGCATGTCAGGTGATAAGAGAAAAAATTATGAAGGTGATAATGCAAATGTGCTTATTACTGAACATATTAAAGACTTGGTTGATGTAAGTGGATGTGAACGTATTTCTATATTAAATACAAACTATAATGATTCTGAAATAAATATTACTGTTTGTGGTTTATCTTGTAAATTCATTCATGGTGATAAATATAAAAATGATAGATATAATCTTGCAAAAATTATTTCTAGTGATAATCAGTTCTATGATTTAATCTTTAGTGGACATCTCCACAATTTTTCCATTCAGTCAGAAAATCATGGTAGATATGCTATATCTACAGGCTGCTTAAGCGGATTTAATGATTTTTCCAAAAATTTTTATTGTAGTAGTGTAGCATCTCAAACAATAGCAATTTTAAAAGATAACGAAGTTGAAATGATAAAGGACATTCAGCTTAGTTAATTATATTTTGTTCTTACGAGGATAGTTTGTACTACCCTCTTTTATTTTTATTTATTTTATATAGGAGGAATATATAATGTCTACATATAATGTACATGCAGGTCACTGTCCGCAGGATGAGGGTGCTTATGGTGCGGTTGGTATTTTACAGGAGTCTGTTGAAGATAGAATTGTTAAGAATGCTGTAATTGCCAAATTAGAAAACCTTGGACATACTGTTTACGATTGCACTTGTGATGAAAATACATCGCAGAATGGTTGTTTAGCAACAATTGTTGGCAAGTGTAATTCACATAATGTTGATTTAGATATATCTATACACCTTAACTCTGGTAGAGATGATTACGAAGGTGATGATTCTACTGGCGGTACAGAAGTGTATGGATATGATGACGAAACAGAGGAAATAGGTTCAAAGATATGTCAGGCAATATCCAAGAAGCTTGATATAAGAAACAGAGGATTTAAAACCAATCCAGGACTTTATGTTCTTAGAAACACAAAAGCCCCTGCTATCTTAATTGAATGTTGCTTCGTGGATGACAGAGATGATGCAAACAGATGGAATGCTGAAGCTTGTGCTGATGCCATAGTCGAAGCTTTAACAGGCGAAGTAGTGTCTGAAGATTCAAGTGAAGATTATTCTGATAATGATAGTTCAGAAAATAGTGAAACTACAGGCGGTAGAACTAATGATTTAGGTCATGTTGATGTTTATTACAGAGCTAAGACAAATCGTTGGTGGGATGAAGTACATGATAGAGATGATTGGGCTGGTGCTGGTGACGATCAAGCAATTACAGGTATCGCCATTGGTGTTAGTGAAGGTTATGTAAGATATCAGGTTCACTTACTTAATGGTAGTTGGCTTCCAGAAGTTGATGGTTATGACATCAATGATGACGAAAATGGTTACGCAGGTAACGGTAGAACACCTATTGACGCATTAAAAGCAGTATTCTATACACCTGATGGTTATGAATACAAGTGTCTATATATACAGGTATCGCCACAGGGTATGGACGAATATTACCCTGTTCAGATAGATGATCAGACTGTAAATGGACAGGACGGTTATGCTGGGTGTTTTGGTAGATATATTGATAAGGTTCAGCTTTGGGTTGAATAAGATTTTTTGAGGGAGTAGACCAAATTGGCTGCTACCCTCTTTTATTATTAAATCGGCACTTATCATTAAAAGTGTCAAAATATTATTGATTAAAAGGAGATTTTTTATTTATGAATAAAACAGAATTAATTAATGCAATTGCAGAAAGAATTGAAGGAGCTAAGAAAGGTGATATTGCTCTTATACTTGATACATACGCAGAGGTTATTACAGATACATTAAAAGCTGATACTACAGAATCTGTTCCTGTAGGTAAACTTGGTAAGTTTAAGGTTAAGACAGTTCCAGAGCGTAGAGGAAAAATTATGATGGGCGATCGCAAGGGTGAGGAGTATGTAACTCCACAGCATGATGAGATTTGCTTTAAGATGTCAAAGTCTGCAAAACAGCTCTAATCTGAAAGGTCGTGATTATTATAAAAACATTACATTTTGAAAATTATGAAGATTTTGCTTGTGCTGTTTCAGATACATATGACAGAGTAAAATCTGATGATGAATATAATTCAGTAGATATTGTTGCTAAATATGAAGATGTAAAAGAGATTATTCGTGAACTCGTTGGAATCGGATATGGTATTGCATTTATTGATAAGTTTGGTAATCCTGAATGGGATGGTTATGACGACTCTTTCGTTATCAGCTTATTAGATGACGATATTTGGTGTGAACCTGTTAAGAGAGATGATAAGTACATCTTTGTTGAAGCTGATGTTGTATATATTTTTGACGATTGCAATTCTAAGATTATTCCAAAGATTGAAGCTGATGAAGTTTATGAAGTGGAAATTGGCAATAAATATAATGATTGCGATTGCGATGGTGATTGTGAGGACTGTAATTGTCCTAATGAAACTTATTTACATACTTCCGAAGATGAAGATGTAAATACTCACGGATTTACTGCCAGTAGATCAGATGGTGACTCTTATGTGAGTTATTCTTATTATTCTAGTGATGAATTGAGTCATGAAGATATTCAGAAGATGTTAAAGGCTTTTGGATTTTAGATTATTTGGAGTGTGTAGTGTATACTGCACACTCTTTTTGTATCCTCTCATAGACCACTAAAGATGTGGGGCAGACTGTAAATCTGTCGTCTTCGGATCGGCTTGGAGCGTTACCAAGTGGGAGGACTTTTGATGTTTCTGTGAATGGAAACAGAGAATAAATATATGTGCTCATGATTGGTGTCATAGCTGATTGTGGGATCTATGGAGAGATAGTCGGGAAGTCATGAGCCTGGCGAAAGTGTAACCTCATTCGCACTTCTCTCCTATTTTTATGGAATGAGGAGAAATGAGGAAAGAAATGGGAAAAGGAAAATCAACAGAGGAACGTATCAAATATTTTAAAGATATGTTTCCTATTAAATTTAATGACGAAATTACTTTATATTTATTAGATGAAAAAGTTGATGTTGTCATTGATAATCAAAATTTACGCAATTATTATTTTAATGTGATTGATAATGATGGATATAAATATAGACAAAACATTCATCATATCCTGTCTTCAAGAAAAAATTATAAATGTCCAGCAAGATTTTTCGCCAACAATCCATATACATATGAAAACATAAATAATTTCTTTAAAATTAATGATATTGATTTATTTATTGATGGCATAAATCTTCCAGTATCAGGATGTGCAAGAGAAAAATTTGATTTTGTAAAAAGTAATGGTGAAATAGTTAGTACCACATGGAATCAAATTCAACATCATACATTCAGATACAAAAAGGATTATGATGAAGTAAAACAAAAGAAATTTGATGATACACATATGACAAAAGATAAGGCTATTTCTATTATATTAAAAAAATCAGAGGAATTAAAAAGACCTTTGTTACAAAGTGATTTTGAAGGTGTTGAAACAACGGATACTTCTATTGGAATTCGTGTAATTTGGCGTATATGGGGAACTTTTACAAATATGATTAAAGATTTAGGACTTCAAGAACATGATGGATATTTCAGACCTAATGATAAAAATTATCATTCACATGATGAAGTAATAAATTCTGTAAAAAGTGTTTGTGATAAAGTAAAGACAGAAGGACGCACTACTGTAATGTATCCAGATTTTAAAGGAAATATTGATATTGAAATATCTACAATTAGAAGACATTGTGAATTAGATGGAACTACTCTTAACAAATTGGTAGAAAAATATGGTTGCAAGCTACAACAAGCAGGAAATGGATTTAACCATACATTTCCCGATGGCGAGCGAATTGTTTCAAAATATGAGTATGATTTTAGCAATTTTCTTAGAACGCACAAATTAAACTTTAATGTAGATTATTTTAGAAATATTCCATACAAATCTATAGATAGTTCTTACAGTGGTAAAATGAATTGCGATTATCTTATTATTTTCAATAATAAAAAAGTCTATATAGAACTTGCTGGCATACTTGGGAATAAAGGTCATCAAGAAGCTTATCGAAATAATACCACAATAAAATCAAAATCAAAAGAATTGTATCGACAGAAATTATACCAAAAGCGTGACATTTTTGAACGAAATGGACTTGATTATTATATTTTATTAAAAGATGAAATGAATGAAGAAACATATAGAAATATATTGAATAAATATTTGAAAGAAGTGGCTTAGTATTTACTACTATCACGCTTCTTTTTTGTTATATGAAAGGAAGTGAGATTTAATGGGTAGAAAAATACAACACAATAATATTGTTACTGATGAGTTATTGACTCAGTGTAATAAAGAGAATATAGAGTTAGGAAATGATTTTTTGGATTATCTTCGTTCAGTTGATAGATCCCCCAATACAATCAATGCGTATAGACGTGACCTTTACATTTTCTGGGTTTATCTGCTTCAGCATTGTGACAACAAATTTTTTATTGATTTATCTAAGAGGGATATTGCTCGTTATCAGAGCTTTTGTCTTACTGAATATAAATGGTCGCCAGCTAGAATGCGTAGAGTAAAATCTACTCTCTCTTCTCTTTCAAATTATGTAGAAGCTATATTGGATGATGAGTATGAAAACTTTAAACCGATTATACGCAAAATTGAAAATCCTGCAAATGAGAAAGTATTTACTAAAACTGTGTTATCTGATGAACAAGTACAGGGAATGCTTGATTATTGGGTTGAAAAATGTAAATATGACAAGGCTTGTATTTTAGCATTAGCTGCATTTAGTGGCAGACGTAAGAGTGAGTTACCACGATTTAAAGTGTCTTATTTCGATGACGAAAATATTATATATGGTTCTTTATATAAAACACCTGAAAAGATTCAAACAAAAGGAAGAGGATCTCGTGGAAAAATGTTAGTGGCATATACACTTGCAAAACCATTTAAGCCATATTTTGATTTGTGGATGAATTATAGAAAAGAACACAGAATTGAATCAGAATGGTTATTTCCAAAAAAGGTAAATGGAGAATATATAGATGAACCTATGGATTCAAGCACTCTTGATAGCTGGGCTGATACATTTAGTAAGCATTTAGGAGAAGACTTTTATTTCCACAGTCTTCGTCACTTCTTTACAACTTCTTGTTCCCGAAGCGGTCTTCCTGATGATGTAATTCAAATGCTAGTCGGTTGGAGTTCGCTAGATATGGTATCAGTATACAAAGATATTGACGCAGATGAACAATTTGCAAAATATTTTGCTGATGGAGAAATAAAACAGGTAGAACAAAAATCACTTTCTGATTTGTAGACAATCCCGATGAAGCTTTCGTCTAATACTTCGTCTAATCCAGAGAATAATAAAATATACAAAGATTAGGTTGCGCCTTTACAGGCACGTTGGATGGTGGCATTCAATAGCGTAAAACCTATGTCAACGTAAACCGACATTAATTTCCTAATCATCTTGGCATTTGCTATTCATGTAGCATTGTAAGCCCTACTTCTTTCCTACCGACATCTAGGATTATTGGTATCTCTCAACCTTCAGAAATGAGAAGATATTCGTGCTTCTCTGCGTTAATGAGAACCATTAAATTCAAGTTTGTACTACAGTGTCTTTCGAGCTTGTGGTCTAAATATTAAAAACCAATGTCTATTAGGCTTTTATATGAAATGAAATTATCGCTAGTTTCTTTTCTGAATTTTTGAGATAGACAATAGCGAATGACTACTGGGCGGTCTGACATCTGGAAAGACAGATAAATATGGAGTGTCACTATATAAGTGCAATATATTTTGGGTGACACAGGTAGTAATCTCCTTCTCGTGCGTTAGTTAGCGAGTAAATCTGATTAAAGTGATTTTGAAAAGCATGGATACCTAGTGTGTCTAATTTATAAACTGGATGTGTACAGTCCAATATCAGCTAGTTAGTGCTTTATGCTGATTATCATAGCGGAATGACGAGCAATGGAAGCTCACTTGGCTCATAACCAAGAGTATGCAGGTTCGAGTCCTGCTTCCGCAATTCAATGATTAAAAGGAAAACGAAAAATAAAAGAAAGGAGTATGTATTATGGCAAGTAGATTGATTATTGAGCAAGAGCCATTAAAAGTTGGACAGGTTCGTAAAGTTACATCCAACAATGGTGAAAAAATAGATTCTATTACTTTACTCTTGAACAATAACGTGGAAATTTTGTTCGTGCCACGGAATGACGGAACATTAGATTTTTCAGTAAGTGATCCACAGTTTGATACGTCAAATTTAGATTGCTCTATTGATAAAGAAGTATTGCGTGATTTATTTATGGCTATTAGAGACGGATATAAACAAGTAATTGCAAACGAAAGCGAGGGTACAAATTCATGAAATTAAATATTAGTAAAACTATTGATGAAAACGTTATTAGTGTAGATATTTCTGTCGCAGAATTAGGTACATCAGATACCGATGCTGCTACTGAAAAAGATATGTTGCATAATTTTGTTAGAACAATCGAATATTCTAAGATATCCTTTAAATCTAATATGAAAGCTGATTCTAATGGAGATCCAGTTACAACTGATAGTGAAGTTGATGATTCAACTATTATTTCTGTTGAGTTAAAAGATATTATTAACCAGTCATTTGTTGTGGATGAAAATCTTCATATTACATTCTCTGTAGATGTTACAAAGATTCCAGAATCAGAAGTTAAAGCGCCTTTTGATAGTGTTGAAAAGATTGGTAAGGCAAAGGTTGAACTTTTCGCTACTAAGATTCAGGAAGAAATTGGTAAAAAACTTGCTGAGATTCGTGCTTTAAATACTAAGTTTGAAGGTGAAACAGAAGTTATTCTGTAAAAATAATGGGTGGTACTCTTCCACCCTACAAGGTCTGTTCGTCTAGCGATCTAGGACATCGCCCTTTCACGGCGGCAACAGGAGTCCGAATCTCCTACAGATCATTAAATAGCTGATACTTAAATGGACAGCGAGGCTATACATTTTTTGTATAGTAACAGAGAGTCGCTTCATGAGGTGACTCTTTTATTATGTAGTATTGGCAGAGTTGGTATTACACCTGATTGCTAATCAGAGGTCATCGTTTATTCGGTGCATAGATTCAAGTCCTGCTATCCAGATTTTATGCGGTAAACCTGATGCCAAAACCTATTTTTTGGATGCATACGAAACTTAGGCGTGTAAGCTCAACACTTACTACCGCCCTTATGTTTTTTATAACTTTTTAGTTATTATAACAACATATTCTATTTAAACTTTTTCTTAGATATTTTCGATCAGCATGTGGAGAGATATATAAAAAAAGTTGTTCAAATCCTTTTTTATTATGATATACTGTATATCAAAAAATGGAGAAAAATTATGGAAAATTTACTCAAAAAGTTTAATATATTTGATTTATTTACTATGCTTATTCCAGGTGTGATTATTTTAACTTTATCCTGTATTTCATTATCATTCGAATATTATGACAGGTGGACAAATTGGGAAAAGGAAAAATATGTAATCTTTTTTGTAATTAGTTACTTATTAGGTATAGTTTTTCAACAGCTTGGAAATATAGTTGATCAAAAATGGATATATAGATATGTATATGGTGGAAGCCCTAGAGAAATTTTTCTTTTAAAAGATAAATATATGAAAATACTAAATAATGAATTGGCTTATAAGGACGCATTAAATATAAAAAAGTATTTAATTGATTATTTTGATATAGACACCAAAAATATTAGAAATATTGAACAACAAAAGCAATTAAACGCAAGAATATTTTCATATTGTTTAAACATTGTAGAAATAAATGGGTTATCATTCAAGGCTGATAAAATGCTTGTTATTTCTGAAATGAGTAGATCATTGTCGTTAGGGTTTATATCTATAATTTTATTAAATCTGCTTATGATTCTATTTTTTCATTTTCATTATGTATTTTTTCTTATGGAAAATATTATATTATTATTTTTAGTTTATATATTTTTTGATAGAAAAAAACAATATGAAAAGTATAGATATATAATTATTTTACGAATGTTTTCAATATATATGAGAGATAAAGAAATTAAATAAAATAGTAAAGAGTCATTTCCTTTGGAGATGGCTCTTTTGTTATATGCACCTTTAGCTTAATTGGTAGAGCAACGATCTCCAAAATCGTCAGGTCTATGTTCAAATCGTAGAAGGTGTGCTAAGTGAAGTGAATTGCACTTTCATTGGAAATTTAATATTGAAAATTATGAGAAGTCATTTCGTATGAAGTGGCTTCTTTTTATGTTGGAATAAAAGGAGGTGGTCGTTAGTTTGGCTACGACAAAAGAAACACAGCCTACAAAATTAACGGCTGCACAATTAAAGAAGAAAGTTGAAACACAGGAGGAGAAAATCAAGTCCCTAAAAGAAGGTGCTTGGTGCTATATGTGTGATACACATAAAGCAAGGGATAAATTTTATGTAAGTACTGATCCAATGAATAAAAGTGGTCTTACTCCAATTTGTAAAGACTGTGCAAAAAAGATAGCGTTAAGAACTACAAATGGTGTTGATCAAGAGCCTACAAGGGAATCAGTGCAACTTGCCCTTAGATATTTGGGAAAACCTTTTCTCGAGAAGGTATGGGACTCAAGCATTCAGGAAGTTGAGAATCTTGCTTCTGGAAAAGTTAAATCTAATGTATGGACAGCGTATGCACGTCAAATTGCTATGCCAAATTATATAGGGCTAACATACTTTGACTCAGATCATTTTGTTAAGGATAAAGTTGAAAATGAATCGGCAAAAGAACTAACTACTGAGGAAGAATTGATTGAATCACATGCAGGACTGGATACATATGATAGTTTCTTAAAAAACAAAAATGATGTTATTCGATTACTTAGTTATGATCCTTTTGAAAAAGAGGATATAGCCGATCAACCTTTCTTATATTCACAATTATTAGGGCTATTAGATTCTAGCGAAGATGCAAATGAAGACATGATGCGTACTTCTTCTGCTATTTCTATTGTTCGTGGATTTTTACAGCAATCTAAAATTGATGATACTATATCAAAATTAATGTGTGACATTTCTAATATTGAACGTAATTCTGCAACAATTAAATCCCTACAGGAAAGTAAAGGTAAGATCACTTCTGTTATTACAAGTCTTGCACAAGATAGTTGTATTTCATTAAAACATAATAAAAATGCTAAAAAAGGTGAAAATACATGGACTGGAAAAATCAAGAAAATTAAGAGTCTTAATCTGCGAAGTGGTGAGGTCAACGGTTTTGATATTGATACATGTAGAGGTATGCAACAGGTTCAGGAAATCAGTGATGCTTCTATTATGAAACAATTGGCACTTGATGAATCTGAGTGGTCAGATATGGTTTCTGAAATGCGTGTCGTTAACACTGGTCTTAGAAAAGAAAAGGATGCTTACCAAGAAATTAACAGAATATTATTAAGAGAAAATCTTGATTTAAGAGATACATTAAAAGAAAACAATCTATTAAATGAAGAACAGTTAAAAGATTTAAAAGATGTATATTCTGTCTTTGCAGAGTTTGATGAAGTTGAAGAGTCTCCTGATGATGAAACAAAGGAGGTTACTGAAAATGAATCAGAATAAGCAAATGATTATGAATTATTATCAGAATGAAATTTTTGATTATGATAAAGATTTTTATAATCAATATGGAATATATGTAAAACCACATGGTTATTCTATCTCATCTCGTAAAATTGAGTCTTATATTCAAATTGCTGAAATTCAAAAATATCTGCAATGCAACCCAGTAAAAGCTATAGATCTTTTTTTTAACATAGAGCTTTTAGATGGGCAGGCACTTCTTGTACAAAGAAGTTGGGTTTGTCCAAATGTACTTGCTGTATGTACTCGTGGATATGGTAAAAGTACAGTTATTGACCTTGAGATTATGTCTAAAGATATGTGTTTTTGTAATGTATGGACATATATTGCAAGCGGTACAGGTGGTCAGGCTGAACAAACTTTCACTACTTTGGAACGACTCGCTAATGATAATATTGATACATTTTATGGTTCAACTGGTTCTTTATTCAAGAATGAGATAGAAATCAAAAATGCAGCAGGTGACGGATTTTCACACTCGTCCAATGGGTTTTCCTATTCATGTTATAACGGATCTATGACTAGGACATTGAACGGAAATATAGATGCCAAGAGAGGTATGCGAGGCACAGTAATTTTTGATGAAAGTGGTTTCTTATCTGATGAAATGATGAATGTATATGGTGCATTTGCCGTTGTAAATAAAAGTTTAAAAACTGGTAAAGATGTAGATGGTAATTCAATAGATCCAATTCGTCAAAGATGTTTGCCACGAGATTTATCATATCAAAAATATTACATCAGTTCAGCATCTTCAACTGATACTCAGTTTTGGAGATTATATCGTGACTTCTCTAAGCAACAAATCATGGGAAATCCAGATTATTGTGTTTTACATATAGATTGTGAACAAGCGTTTAAACCAACTCTTAGAGGTGAATTAGTTACTCCTCTTCTATCTCGAAATACTGTTGAATCTGAAATGAGAACAAATCCCGAAAAAGCAAGGCGTGAATATTATTGTATTTTTACTACTGATGCTGGTACGGATGCAATTATTCGTAGAGGTGTTATCACACGAAATGAAGAAACAAGAAAACCTCTTCTTTATAATGACACAGGTGATAAAAAGTTCGTCATCACATATGATCCTGCTAGAAGCCGAGATAATTCAGTAATTCTTGTTGGTGAAATTTATGAATATGAACAGGTTGACGGAAGTATTGACACAAGAATGAGATTGGTAAACTGTATTAATCTTATTGATGTTGGTAAAAAAATCAAATCTCCTATGCAAACTCCAGATCAGATCGAATATCTAAAAAAAGTAATTCTTGATTATAACGGTGGAGCTGACGCATATGGGAATATTGTTGGTGTATACATTGATGCAGGTAGTGGCGGATCGGGTGTTAATATAGCCGATTATTTAATGCCTGATTGGACGGATTCTGCTGGTATTGTTCACAGAGGATTAATTGATAAGGAATACTCTGCTGATTATGTTAAGAAATTTCCTAATGCAGTAGACAAAGTGCATCTTATGTCTCCTACTGGTTATAAATCTGAAATGTATGAAGCAATGATAGAATTGATGAATCAGGATAAAATCAGCTTTACAGCACAATATGATCATAAAGGCTATCTTACTGTTTTTGATGTTGATGAGAAAAAATTGGCTAAAGAAAAAGAACGAATTTCTGCTGAACTCAGAAAACAAAAAGTTAATGAAAAGGAATTTGAAACTAAGCTCAATGAAGAATTAGAGAAAATTGAATCCGTTAATACAAAAACTATAAAACTTGATTGGCAGGATGAAATTGCTCTTGCTAATATTGATGCTTTAAAAGAAGAGCTTGTCAATATGGTTCGTAAAAAGCGTGATTCTGGAAAGGATTCGTTTGAACTTACACCAGAAAAAGCCAACAAGCTCCATGATGATAGGGCTTACACGGCATGTATGGCTTCTTATGCCCTTATGTGTGAACGTAGAAAAGCCATTACAAATAAAAAGCGACCAACAGAAGATGCCACAAGTTTCATAAATAAGCTTACAATCCGTAAAGCAAAATATAATTAAGGAGGTGCATTATCAAATATGCCTAGACCTAAGAAAGTAGATGCAAATTCTAATGCACCTGCTAAAATAAATAATTCACAGAAGAAAACCACTTCTTCTACTTCCAAACAGCCAACCGCAAATGAAATGCGTGAATGGTATGAGAAAAATAAAAGTAGACTTGAACGTTATGAAGATGCAACAAGTGCAATTACAAGTCTTCGAGATATTCAGAAATCATCCAAATATACGTCAATCAGTAACTACTCAAAGGAAGATGTAAAAACATACATAAAGAATATCTCTTCTAATGAAAAGAATCTACGAAGCTTATCTCGTTATCTTTATTATCGTTCAGAAATCTATTATCGTCTTTGTAAATATTATGCAAATCAGATTGATCTTACAATTCGTAATATAGTTCCTCCATTTATAATCTCAGGCGAAAATGATGTGCAATCCACATTACAAAAGTATCAAGAAACAGTTGATATAGTTGACACTCTAGGATTGAATTATGAATTTCGTAAAGCTGCGTCTATCACTTTAAGAGAAGATGTATTTTATGGATGTGCTTACTATACAGAGGGACAAGGAATGTTTGTTCTTCCATTAGATCCAGATTATATGAAAATAGCAGGTATGTTTCCTGATGGTTCATTTGCAGGAGCTATGGATATGAGTTATTTCCGTAGTCATCAGGAACTTCTTGAATATTGGGGCGAACCATTTAATAGTATGTGGAATACATATCAGAGTACAAATGAAAAATATCAGCTAATTCCCGAAGAATATAATGTATGTATTAAATTTAGGTCTGAAGACTGGGAAACCATCGTTCCCGTGCTTACACCTATATTTTTATCATTGATTGATCTTATGGACGCTTCTGATTATCAAGCAGTTCAACAAGCAGCTAATATTTATAAATTAGTATGGCTTGAAATGAAAACTATGGGTAATGATGTAGATGATTGGGCTGTAAATCCAGATATAATGATTCAGTATTTCAATCGTATGCTTGAAGAAGCATTACCTCCTTATATTTCCGCTGCTATTGTTCCTGGTGAATTACATGAAATTAGTTTTCCAGATGATGCAACAGGTGATGTTACAAAGGTTGAAAAAGCTACAAAAGAAATTCTCAATACGGCTGGTGGTGCTCAGATATTAAATCTAAACTCCGCTTCTAACTCTACTGCTTTTAAATATGGCGTACTTGCAGATTCTACATTTTCTATTTCAACTCTTATTCCACAGATTCAAGCGATTGTAAATCGACTTTTATCTAGTTGGATATCTGAACCCTGTAAAATTAAATTCTTTGATGTCTCTATTTATCAGAAAGATGACTTTAGAAAATCAATCTTGGAATCATGTACCAATGGATTGCCAAACAAAATTCTTTATAACACACTAAATGGTGTGTCTGAAAAAGATACGTTATCTATGAACTTTTTGGAAGAAGACTGTTTGCAGCTTAGTTCAAAATTCAAGCCACTATCTAGCACTTATACTCAGACAGGTAATGATAAAGGCGGTGGTCAAGAGAAGGATGATTCGGAACTTACAGATGCGGGACTTCGTACAAGAGACGAGAATTTAAATGATAAATAGGAGTTGATGGAATGAATCAAAAATTTATACAAACGCAAGATGCACCTACTGCTACTCTCCTATCTCAATTAGGATATCAACAGGTGCAAAATTCTAATGGTATTTATGTATTTTTGAATACTGATACTCTTCGGTTTTCAGAAAATATAGATATAAATAAATTAAAGTATACAAGTATGCTTACATTTTAGTCGTCTTCCTTGGGCGACTTTTATTATGTCAGAAAGGAGGAAAAGATTAAGTAGATGCCAAAGGTTATTAAAAAGAAAATTTTAACTGAAGATGATTTACTAAAATTCTGTCAAGAGCAGAAATTTGCAAAATTCAGTTCTAAAGATACTGGCTATCAGTTGGCTTTAAAAGTACCTACTACTTTTGAGATAGACGATACCGTAGACGAAAATCATCGTGGAATGATGCGTCTTAAATTCAGAATTTTTCATATAGGACTTAACAGAAATAAGAGTTATGTATCAAAGGATGCTGCTGAGAAAGCAATGAATACAATTGCTGACAGACCTGTGTTGGCGGCGATCCATCAGCTTGCAGACGGAACTTGGGATTTCGAAGGTCATGAGATGGAAATTGTTAAAGACGAAAAAGGTAATGAAGAACTTAGATATATTGAATCTCAAGTTGGCTCTTTCTCATCTGAACCTGCGTTTTGGGAACATGATGATAATTTAGATAAAGATTATGTATGTGCTTATGCTTATATTAGCGAAGAATATACAAAGGCTTGTGAAATTATTCGTGCAAAACAAGGTTCAAAAAATAGCTGTGAGCTTTTCATTGATGAATTATCCTACAACGCCAAAGAAAAGTATCTTGAATTAAACGATTTCTATGTAAATGCTTCAACTTTGTTAGGAAGTCATGATGATGGTACAGAAATTCAGGAAGGCATGGAAGGTTCTCGTGCTGATATTGCAGATTTTAGTGTAAATAACAATTCAGTAAAATTTGACAAAGATGAAAAAATGATTGAACTCTTAGAAAATCTTAACAAGACACTTTCTAATTTCAATAAAGAACAGACTCCTGTTCAAACACAATCAAAGGAAGGAGGAACAAATAACAAAATGACAAAATTTGAAGAGTTACTTGCCAAGTATGGTAAAACTGTTGAAGATGTAGCATTTGACTATGCAGAAATGTCAGATGAGGAACTTGAAGCAAAATTCGCTGAGATGTTCGATGATGACAATTCAGACGGAGACAATTCAGATAACGGAGAATCTGGTGAACCTTCCAATGATGGAGAAGGTGATGGCGAAGGAGCTTCTGATCCAGATGGTGATGAAGGTGGAAGTCAGACTTTTGAAAAGATTGTTCGTACATATGAGATTTCTCACGAAGATACAAGATATGCACTCTATAATCTGTTAGCCCCATATGAAGAGTCGGATAATGATTATTACTATATCTCAAATGTATTTGATTCTTATTTTGTATATGAGGGTTGGTGTACAGATAAAATTTACCGCCAGAACTATACAAAAGATGGAGATAATGTTTCATTTGATGGTGAGCGTATAGAATTATTCCGTGAACTTTTAACAGCAAGTGAGAAGGCTGAACTTGAATCTATGCGTTCAAATTACGCCGCCCTCAAGGAGTTCAAAGAGACAGCAGAAAAGAATGAGCTTCATGCCCAGAAAGAAGCTATTCTCAATACTGATAATTATTCTGTTCTTACAGAGAAAGATTCAGAGGGGAATTATATAAATGCTGATTTCGCTGAATTAGTAAAGACTATGGACAATTATTCTGTAGAAGACTTTAAAACAAAGGTAAAGGTTATGCATTCAGATTATATGTCTGCACATGCGAACTTCTCTTCTACTGGCACAAAGAAAAACACAAATTCAGTTAAGATGTTTACGAATGTGAATAGCACAAAAAAGAAAAATAATCGCTATGGAAATTTAAAGTTTAATTAAAAATTTAACACAACTAACAATCAATATGCTCGTTGCTTTTTTGCAACGAGTTTTTTAATGCAAAAAATTTTAAGGAGGAATTTTATTATGGCAAATATGTCAATTAAGTATGAAATTGCCAAACATGCAACTGCTAATCCTTCCAATGTTTTAGCAGCAAATTATGGCGAGCATATGTTTTCTGTTGAACTTACAACAGATACCGATAATGGTAATTTAATCGCAATTGGAGATTGGAAGAGTCTCGATCTTTACAAGGAAGCTGCTGTAACTACTTTTACAGGAAAAATCGTACAGCAGATGAGCAATGGTAATTATCTTGTACTCGTTACAGATCCTGGAGATGCAGTTTTAGTATATTCCGTTCCTGTTGGGGCTGAAGATTGGACTAATACATGGAAGAAAGAGTCAAACCTTTATAACCTAGCTGGCGACAGAGTTCGTTGCTATGGTTTGCACAAATATGACACTTTTGAACTTTCTACTGAAGGATTCAATGGAAAACCAGAAGTAGGAAAGGCAATCACAGGCGTAAGTGCTAAGAAACTTACCATTGAAGCTTAATTATGGAAGGAGGTTTAAAATAATATGTTAGTATTTTCTGATAATTTAAAAAGAGTATTCTCTAAACCAGAGAACGATTTTGAAGGCTTTAGAAAGCTTTTCTATGATTATACACATGGTATAACAGTATATGACGAGGACGGAAACGAAGTTCCTAAGAATGCTGTAAATGCAAAAATTAACAGTGTTTGTTTCGACATTTTAGGATTAGATCCTACACAGAAATATTCAAAGAGAGATATTAAAAGAGCAATGAAGAGAAACGGTCTTGAACTTATGGAGGTTCTTGAGGATACTCTTGATATTAAGGTTACAACTGGTTTACAGGAAAACGAATTCTTTAATCAGTTTGTTGAGTCAAAGAATATTTCTCAGGGAGATAAAAATGAGTTCTGGACAGATAAGGATGTAATTCTTACTGTTGCTAAAGTATCTGGGGATCATCATGACTTATCAATGCAGAAACTTGCAGAGGGTGAATCTTTCTCAGTAAAGACATCCAACTACGCAATCAAGGTTGGTATGGATATTGACGTATATCTTACAGGTCGCAAAGATTGGTCTAAGTTTGTTGACGCTGTATCAATCGCTATGCAGGAAGAAGTTCAGAATGATATGCTTACAGAGGTAATGTCTGTAGGTGATAAAATTCCTGCACAGGAAGTATTCCATGTAACAAAGGAGATTACTGCTTCTAATAAGGAATCTTTTGATCAGTTACTTGATGATGTTTCTGCTGCTAATGGTGGAGTTGATGTAACAGTATTCGGTTTAAAGACAGATCTTAAAAAGCTTAATGCATTTACAGATGTTGATTGGGCTACAGATGCTCAGAAAGAGGATATGGCAAAACTTGGTAGACTTGGCACATACGAGACTACTACTCTTGTCGAAATTCCACAGAGATTTGTTAAGAATGATGTTACAAAGAAACTCATCAAGCCTGGTACTCTCCTTATTGTTCCTAATGTTGACAATAAGTTCTGCAAGTTTGTAGATGTTGGAGAAACAGAAATTGTTGAGGTTACTGAAAAGGCTGATAGAGCTGACGACTTCATGACATACGAAGTGCAGAGAGAAATGGGTATCGCATGTATCTTTGATAGATACTTCGGTGTTTGGACTATTGCCTAAATAAAATAGAAGTTGTAAGAGGTTGGTATAATCCAACCTCTTATTTTTATGGAACGAAAGGATTATAAAATGGCTTATACAAAGAAAACAACAACTCCCAGGACGGAGAATATAGAAGAAAAGAAATCTACAGTTAAAAAGGAAGTTAGAAAGTTTGATGCGACAGATGCCATCGAATGTAAATCAATTGTTTCTGGATGTCTTGGTATGATTGGAATTAAATCAGGTGTAAATTATGAATGGGCTGGTCGTGGAGATGTGACAGAGGTGGAATATCAGGATCTTGTAGCTGCTATTCGTTCAGGTAAGAGACATATCACAGAACCTTTCTTTATCATTCAGGATGAAGATTTTCTTGCAGAATTTCCGCAGGTTCAGAAAATTTATACAACTATGTATTCAGTTGGCGACTTAGAAGATTTATTAATTAACCCAGATGCAGATACCATGATTGCGACAATTGAAACACTTCCAGATGGTGCAAAGGAATCAATTAAAAATATTGCAGCAACTTTGATAGCAAACGGACGTGTTGACAGTGTAAAGAAAATTAAAGCACTTGATGCATTTTATGGGACGAATTTTACACTGATGTCTGAATTATTTGAATAGTAAAGGAGGCTCACAATGACGCTTCCATATGAAACAATTTTTTCACGAACAAGAGGACGAATTTCAGATCTGAAGGAACTCTCTCTTGACGAAAACGATTTGCTTGAAATATACACAGAGCGATTAAATAATGTAATTTCTAATCCAAGAGTGCGCAGACTATTCTCTTCTCTCACACTCGATGATGAAATTCAACAGTTGGATTTTACGCTAAATAATTCAGTAGATGAAACGGCTGATATGAATTTTGTCATAGGAATTCTTGTACTTGGAATGACGATTGAGTGGTTACAGCCACAGGTTGATTCTATTATGCACACATCAGTAATGATAGGTGGCAAGGAAGAAAAGAAGCTACTCGACAATCATAAAAATATGATTGACCGTCTTAATTCCATGAAAACTGAATTGAATAAACGTATTCGTGATTACGGATATATGTATAATTCTTATATCAATACGGAGTCCTAATATGCAATACATATATGGTAACTTCACAGACAAGCAAATCAATGAAGCAGTTCGTGCAATGCATGGTGATATTCACAAAATACTGCTCTATAAAGACAAAACAATTGAAGAGAAAATATTTGAAGATGATGAAGCATTTCTCGTCTTCTTTGAGAATGTTATGTTTAAATTAGGTGGCACAAAAACCTTATTTAATGATAACGGACTTATGGTAACTATTATGGCAACCTTACAAGGTGCTATGGATAATTTCAAGAGTGACCATTTTAGTTATAAAAAATTCCGTAGGGCAATCTTAGATTCTCACGGATATATTAAGCAGATGTTTGAGGGAGGTGTAAGCGATGCCGAGTCTACAAACAGCTAGGCGTGTCGCAAACGCCAAGAACAACGGTGCTAAAACGATTGGTCAGATTTATAAGGAACAGTCTGATTGGGCAATGGAACAGACTTGGGATAATGATATCCAGAGTAAAATCTGTTATATCTACGACTTCTATCATGACGATCAGCCACGATTAGCTGAAGGTATGACATATGAGAATACAACTAAAACACGCATAGATGTAAAGTTTATTGTTAAGTCATATCAGTCTATGGATAAAGACCAAGTAGAATATTATATTCAGTTTAGACCATCACAGGCGGTTCGATTTTCAGTAAATGATGAATTATATTATTTTGAAACTGATTACAAATCTGTTTATGGAAATACATTTCCTGTAGGCGAATACATTGATATTCCAGACGATAGAGGAGTTTATCATAAATGGTTGATTTGCCGTGAAGAAAGAGCAAACCAATTTCCGAAGTATCTCGTTCTTCCATGTGATTATGAATTGTGTTGGATTGAGACAAATGGTAAAGACAGAATTAAGCGTAGAATGTGGTCTGTTTTAAGAATGCAATCGTCTTACACAATCGGGCAGTACACGGATCGTGTATTTACAAGAACAGATAATCAGAATAAAATCTGGCTACCGCTAAATAAACTTACAGAGAAATTCTGGTATACCAATAGCGAAGATACTACAATGAGAATTGTTGTAAGTGCTCCTACTGAACACCCTCTAATATGGGCTTGTACAAAAATTGAGAATATTCAGCCTATAGGTATTCAGAAACTTACAATCTATCAAACTGTTTGGTCTGATAATAGAGATTATATTGAGAAAGACGAAAATGGTAATATTATTGGTATGTGGGCTTCATATTTCGATTCAGAAATTGCCCCAACAGATCCATCTACTCCAACTACTCCCCCATCTTCTATCACAGCAAGAATTTCAGCATCCACTTCAACAATTAAAGTTGGTGGCTCTTATAAAAATCTTACAGTAAATCTATTCAACGATTCCAATGAAGATATTACAACTGAATATGCTGATGCAGCCTTTACATGGACTTGCTCTATTGATAATGAAGACTGGACTGATAAAGTTACATGGCGAGCTGGTACAGAGTACAACCAAAAGAAAGTAAAGTTTCATAATGACACTTTTACTATCGGCAAAATACTGTCTGTTAAGTGCGAGATTATTAAGGATAACTTACCGATTGAATCTGAGATTTTGCCATTAGAATTAACTGAATAGGAGGTGTTTTATGGCAGAAAAATTAGTTACAAAGAATGATTTGTTAAATAAGCTTCGTGCATATAAGACTACTCCTGATGATGATGTAATTCTATACAAGCAAAAAATCAAAAATGCTTTGTTATCAAATCCATGTTTGTTATACGCTCTCAATGATAAAAAGTTAGAATCTGAATTGTTCGACAAAAATGGAAACATCAATTGGGAATGGAATGAAGATACCAAGCAATATGAACCTCTTGGTGAATGGGATAGATATTTTGGAAGTGATTCTCTTATTCGTCCATTTTTATTTATTCCAGATACACAGACAACAGTTAAATGTTATGTGTGTTATCAAGTAGGGTTTAGAGATACGGTTAGATATCAGTCAGGATTAAAAGAAACACAAGTTACTTTTACTATTTTTGCTCATGGAGATGACCGTATGGATAAATTGACTGGAATTCCAAGGCATGACCTTATTGCTTCCATTATAAGAGAACGATTCGCATGGTCTAATATATTTGGTATGCAGACATATCTTACACAGGATTATGAATCTACAGTTGATAACAATTATGTGGCTCGCACTCTTGTATTTGAACTTACGGACTTAAATAGTAAAGTTCGTACACCTTATTGTGGAAAACCATCTATTATGAATTACGGTATAAGGCGGTGATTGTTTGGATGTATTAGAAACATTGGATAGTCTTCAATCTGCCGCAGAAAAAGATGAAGCCAAAAAACAAGAAGTGAGTAAAAAGCCAGAATATCATTTCGACAAACTTAAAATGTATTTTGGTGAGGATTATACAATAAATGGTATAACTATTTCAATTCCAACCATAGGAGATATTTTAAATATTGGCGAATCAAAATTCTACCAAGCAATCTCTCCTTTTCTTAGTAATTCTACTTCTATTCGAGTTCTTCTTTATGATGTATTTAAAAAGGATTGGAACAAAACAAAAGATATTGAAGTGTTTTATATCTTATATCAATTGCTCGAAGATAAAGAGCCGTTAAAGCTACTATTCAAAGATTTTAGTTTTGATGGATTTGAACTAATTCAAGCAAGAAAAAATGTTGACGATCCAGAATACAATCATCTTGCGCTTTTAAATCAAGATAAAAATATGATTATTTATGATGATGAATATATGGAAATTGCTGAATTTATTCGAGCGATGATGAATGTTCATCCAAAGGTTGAAAAGGCAAAAGGTAAAACAACAAAACAATGGATTTTACAAGAAGATAGAATGAAAGCAGAACAGGATGATAAAAAGAAAGGCGCATCGACTCTTTTACCACTTGTTTCGAGTTGTATAAATCATCCTGGGTTTAAATATAAGTTGGAAGAATTAAAACAAGTGAATATATGTCAGTTTATGGATTCTGTAAACAGAATTCAAAAATACGAACAGGGAACGGCTGCTTTACACGGAATTTACGGTGGTATGGTGTCAGCCAAAGACATTCCTGAAGATTTAATCAATTTTATGGGCGATATTTAATCGCTCATTTTTATTGCATAAAAATAACAATTTTAAAGGAGGAAAATAATTATGGCATTTAAATTAGGTGACGTAATCGTAGATAGACTTCAGTTTGGTTACGGTGCAAAGTCTAATGGTACACCTCTGTATGCTTTAACACAGCTTACACAGGCAAATATTGATATTACGGCTGACTCAACAGATATCAATGATAAGGATGGAAACCTTGTATATCGTAAGTATACAGGTAAGAAAGGTGAGGTTACTGCAACTAACGCATTCCTTAACCTTGCTGTTGTAGAGACTATTTCTGCTACTGATGCTGAGATTGCAACCGCAGATAAGGGTATTGTTATGCCGATGATTCAGATCGTAAAAGCTGGCGAAACATTAGATGTTACGGGATTTGTTGAAGGTTCTATCCATGTAAATGCTCTTTCTACAAAGGGTTCTATGGGTAAGGACGAATTTAAGAAAGGATCTGCCGCTTCTGCTACTGAATATGCAATTAAGCACACCGAAGCTTCGGGTGAACCAGACAATACACCTGCGAGTGATGTATTAACACCGCCTATCGCAGATGGTGAAACTCAGTATATTGTCAAGTATAAGAAGACAATTAAGAGCGGAGCAAAGATTACTAATTCTGGTAAAAAGTTCCCAAAATCTCATGAGTTGTTCTTCAAGGCACTTGTAGTAGATAAGTGTGAAACTGATGTATTAAAAGCAGCTATCATTCATATCCCTTCATTTATGCCAAGTCCTGAATTCTCACTTGCATTACAGGGTGGTGATTCTCAGACGATGGATTATAAGGGTTCTATGATGCTAAATGCTTGCTCTACAGATGGAGAACTTTTCTCTATTTATTACATTGATGAGGAAGAGGACGATATCGAATTATAAGAACACGTAGGGCAGTTAAACTACTGCCCTATTCTTGCAAGGAGGAATAATGTCAAAGAAAGAATTGAGAACTTGTGTGCTTTGCGGTAAGACTTATTCATTTTGTCCAGTTTGTAATCCAGAAGATCGTTTGAAACCAACGTGGTATTTTTGTTGGTGTTCAGATAATTGCCATGAAATTGATGAAGTGACTTCTGCTTTTGAAGATGGACGCATGACAGATATTGAAGCAAAACCAAAATTAGAAAAATTAGATTTGAGCAGAAAAGAATACTTTGGCGAAAGTTATAAGAATTCTATTACCTCTATCATGAAGGCAAAAGCACAAGTTATTAAGAAAGAAAATAAAAAGACAGAGGTTAAATCTATCAAAAAGGATATTGTTACAAAAGTCGAAAATGAGGCTGAAAGTAATGTTGAATAGTGATTTTTAAATAAGGGATTATAACATATTACTATTCAATGTTGTAATCCCTATTTTTTTACGCTATTACGGATTGAAAGGAAAATATATGATAGAAACTAATCTACATAACGCACGAAACTATTCAGAGCATGAAGTGAATAGAATCTGCAATGTAAAACAGCAAATCTTTTATATGAGTTCTGGTGCATATCCTATCGACATTTATTCTAGCTATGATAATAAGAATGACAGGAAAATTATTGTGATGATATTTGATCGAAAAGACACTAAAGAATTATATCAAAGATGGAAAAATTATGATACGGAGGACTAAATACAATGGATTTATCATTTTTAACAAATTTTGCAATACCAATTATCGTTGGTATTTGTCTATGTATAGGTTATGTGTTAAAAAATATTGTAACAACAGATGCAGTTAATAAGTATATTCCTGCAATTATGGGTGCATTGGGTGTAATCCTTAATATATGGATGAATATGACCTTTACACCTGAAATACTGCTCGGTGGTCTTGTCTCTGGTCTTGCTTCTACAGGTTTATATGAAGCTTTTAAGAATTTTTTGAAGAAGTAAGAAGGGATGGTACATATGAGTGGGTTCTATAGAAAAACTTGCACAAATTGATTATTTATTAGTCATTCTTGGGTTTTTTGCCATCTTATTTGCTGCTAAGGAAATTCTTGAAATATTCGGTTATTTTAAAAAGAAATTCCGATTAAAGACAGGCATTGACGAAGATAGAGAAACTGTTGAAACTCGTATTAAAACGCTTGAAAAACATGATAATTGGCAGTACCAAGAAATTCAAAAAATATCCAGAGGCATTGATGATATTAAAGATAATCTCATAAAGAAAGAAATTAAAGATAAAGAAAAAACAGTTGCTACTCTTCGAGGACAGTTGTACGAATTACATGAAAAATTTGTAACCAAAGGGTATATTGATAAATCAGGGTTAAAAACATTTATTGAACTTGGAAAGATCTATGAAGCTGCTGGAGGCGATGATATTTATCACGACAAATTATATCCTGAAGTTATGGCTTTGCCAATTAAAAATATTAATTTTTTATAATATCACATATTTTGTAAACTTTGCTTAACATATATTTATGTATGATACTAATATAAAATAAATTTATGTAAATACTTTATGTATATGAAGAACAAAGTTGATGAATATCGTTGTAAACAAAATATGACATTACAGCAATTATCAGAAAGAACAGGTATTTCAAGAACCACTCTTTCAAAAATTGTAAATAATCAAACAAATGATATTTTATTAAGTCATGCAATCACCTTATCTCGTGTACTTAAAGTAAATCTATATGAATTATTCTGTATACAGAAATAATGGAGGAATGTTTATGACATATTTTAATTTAATTTGCGAAGAATTATGTATAACGGGAGGAAAGGTTATATATATTGATACTAATGTTAGAACTCTTGAAGAAGTACATAAGATAGTAACTGATAATGCTGAAAAATATCCAAATGGCAAATGGGAATTATACCCTATGCAATTAGCAGTGTAAATAACAATTAAATATTATTAAAAGAGTGATTTCTTCGGAAGTCACTCTTTTTATTTATAATACATTTAAAGTGTCTTTACTACTATCTAGCCATGTAGTAAGGGCATTTTTTATTTTACGGAGAGTGTGTGGCTAGACCACTCTTCTACCCTTAATCAAGAAAGGAATGAATAGTTATAGCAAAAAATATAGGCAAAATTTTTGAACAGAACTTCAAAAATTCATGTCCAGAAGATGTATTAATTTATAGACCGCCTGATGCTGCTCAATCATTTGATATGAGTTCAAAGTTAAGATTTAGTCAACATAGTCCATGTGACTTTATGATTTTTAGTGGCAATAGAAATACATTTTGGACATTGGAATTAAAAACTTTTGAAGGATCTTGTTCATTTGAACGAACAAAGGAAGATAAAGGAATTATACATCATTATCAAGTAGAATCATTAAAGAAGTTTTCTACTTATAAAAATGTTTGTAGTGGGTTTATTTTAGATTTTAGAAAAACAGGTAATACATATTTTCTTATGATAGATGAATGGGATGGATTAATAAATTCTTTATCTAAGAAAAGTTTCAATGAAAGTGATTTATTGAAATATTGTAATCCAATATTGATTAATAAGAAAAAATTAAAAGTGAATTATCGTTATGATATAAATAAGTTTCTTAATGATACAACAAGATTGTAAAAAGGAGAATATTTGAATATGAAGAAAACAATGAAACTTTATGAAGCAACGAATATATACGAGATAACAAAAGGTATTATAGAGAACAAAGATTCTGACATTACTTCTCTTTCAAAATTTAAGCTGTTAGGTATAATTAGAAGTTTTTCTGGTATCTATACAGATTACGATCAGACAAGACAGGATCTTGTTAAGAAATATGGTGAGCCAGTTCTTGATAATGAAGGTAATAAGACAGGAAATATAGAAATCAAGAAAGATTCCGAAAATATGGATAAGTTTGTTGAAGAGATGAATGTACTTAGAAACCAGAATATTGATGTGGAATTTACTTCAATGACCGTTGATGAATTGTTTAATTTAGGACTTAGTGCAGAATTATATACTATATTTATGCCTATCGTAGAAGAATAAAATTATAAAGGAGATAAAAGGAATATGAGACTTTTAGAATTTGTAGAAAGATACAATAATATGGCAAATCAGCAGTTAAAAGATAAATTTATTAAGGAAAAGGTTAAAATTACACCATATGTTTCAATCATCAAGAAAGATGCCTACGCACAGTTAATTGTAGATAAGACAACATTTGAGCAGGAAGCTTATGATGACAACGGAACAACAAAGTATCGCAAAACAGATAAGATTAGAGTAAATTCTGTTGCTCAGTATGTACAGTTTTGTCGTGCCGTGATTGAATTATATACCGACCTTGAGATTGACAAAGATGATAAAGGTTTCATCAAGGAATATGATGCACTTAAATCGTCTGGCTTACTTGATATTTTAATGGTTGGTTCTGATAAGGCTGATCCACTCATTCCTATGAGTGAATTAAGTGAGTTCAAGACCATTTTAACAATGAAACAGTCAGATACACAATTTAATGAGACAACTACTCAGGCATTTATTAGCAAACAGATTGAAAGAATTTCTGATTTGGCAAATGCTACTCTCACACCGTTTATGGATGTTGTTAGCAAAAAGCTTGATGAGATTCCAAAAGAAGAGCTGGATAAGATTGTTGAGTTTGCTAAGAATGATGGATTTAAAGAGGTGTAAGGTATGATTTCAAATAAATTATTTCATATTGATGAATGTTGGTTTAATTTACCAGATGATTTCACTGGTACTTGCGGAGATGCATTGATGCTTTTGGCAAAATATCGTTTAGAAAAAGAGAAAGGAAATCAGATTGGTAAAAACTTTGCACATGATGAAGATGGTTCTGAAGATTTGTATTCAACTCTTATGAGTAATAATACACAAAAAGCGACATTATCATATTGTATTCAAGAGTTAGATAAAAAAGACAATACATATAAAACTGTAAAATAAATTTCAAATTTCTTTGGAGGATTTATATGATTGAAGGAATAATTTATGGACTTATTGGTGCATGGTTTCTCAGTCTATTTGGAGTTGATAATATCTTTGTAGAAGCGTTGCAGCCGTTTATAAATTTCACATTAACAACAAGTCATTATTATTTCGTATTTGGATTTGTAGGGTTAATATACGGAATTATACATAATTATTAAATTTTAAGCTCTATACGTGTCAAAGCGTATAGGGCTTTTCTTATGGAGAGTGGTTATACTGCTCTCCTATTTTAGTGTAAAAATAGTGAAATTATAGTGAAAATTTTGGAGGTGATGATACATGGCTAAAGGTGATTTAGCATCAATGATTTTAAAAGATATAAAACATACAGAGAAACAATTGGCAAAAGAAGTTGCGCCTGAAATCAATAAATTATTCAAAGAGTCTGTATACGATTCTCTAATAGATTGGTATAACGATTATTCACCAATGGAATATACAAGAACTCAAAATTTTATGAATGTATATAATTCCGCTTATACATCAGCAAATGGAAATATTTTAACATTACAGGTTGATTCTTCGAGAATGAATGATTATCCAGGTTTTAGTAGACCGCCATATCCAACGTATGAAAAACAACCATTACAAGCAAATACGGCATTCGATTATATGTTTATGAATGGTGAACATGGTCATGGTCGTTGGATGATGCATCAAAGTATACCTCCGTTTGATAGAGTCGATAGAGACTTTCGAAGTGGATTTGGAGGTCGTGTACAAAAAATTATAGATAATAAAGCAAAGAAAATATTATTTGGATAGGAGGTAATTTATGTCAGGAATAGCAAATTGGCAAGCTCAAATTCGTATTGACATTGAAGATTTAAAAAAACGAATTAAGGTTGCTGAAGGAGAAATTAATAATTTTACCAATGAAGAGCGAAAAGTAAAATTAGATATAGACACAAAGACATTAGAAAGTGCTATTCAAAAACTTGATAAAATGCTTGATTCTATTGGTAAAGGTAGTGGTGACTTTAAACAGTTAGAGAATTTATCAAAAGAATTATCGGCAATTACATCTGAAGTAAAAGATTTTAGCAAGGCATTTGGTAAATTAGATGATTCAGGTGCTAAGACACTACTCTCTTCTATTCAGAATATTGACAAGTCACTTTCTGATTTGAGTCAACATATTCTCAATGTTAATAAAAACATGGGTAATATGGGGAATAATACAAGTGGTGCTGTTAAGCAAGTAGAGAACATTGGCAATGCTGCGGCTGATGCTGTAAAACAAGTAGATAAACTTGCAGATGCTCAGAGTAAACTTGGTAATAAAACGAATATTTCATTGGGTGACTCTAAAGAGCAATCAACAGAAATTGACCTATATCATAATTTAGAAAAGAGAAAAGTTACATATGATGAAATAATTGATAAAATTCAAACAATCGTATCTCTTAAAGAAAAAGAAAAATCATTAAGTAAAACTTCTGATGATACGAAACTCTACCAAAATTTATATGACAAAAATGATATCAATTGGGCTGGTGATACGGAAGGTACTATTAATAGAATATCAGATAGATTAAAAGAAATTTATACAAAATATAATGGTAAAATATCTTTAATTGATGAAAATGATATTCAAGAAGCTACTTATCTGTTAGACATACTAAAAGGATCAGGTGAATCACCTAACCTAAATAAATCTCAAGAAAAGTTTTATCAGAATAAAAAATTTTCAAACGATTCATTGTTTGATAATATTCGTGTTGATTCTCAAAAAGCTGAAGAAATAGATAAAATCAACACAGAGTTGTCAGAAACATATCGTTGGTTCAATCAACTTGAAGGCGTATCTCTTAATGAAAATATAGCAAACGAAATTAAATCATTAATATCAGATATGCAAATTGGTGGAAAAACTGCTAGTGAATATGCTAATGATTTATTAAAAATATTTAATATAGAAGCTGGCTCTAATTCTGCTGTCAAACAGCAAAATAAATTACAATCTGAATTAAAAGAAACAGAATCACAAGCTGAAAAGACTGCTCAAGCTGTAAATGAATCTTCTTCTACCACTCCTGAAAAAGACTTGAAAGACGCATTTCCTGACAAAGATGTTTCTGCATCTGTAGAGTCTGCTACTAATTCCATTAAAGAAGAGAATAATGTATTAGAGCAGAATACTCAGAAAGTTAAGGAAAATACACAGGCTAAAGAACAAAATGTCAATGTAAACCTTAACAAGTATGATAAGCGGTTAGATTCTTACAATGATAAGATTGATAAATACAAGACAACTATTGATAGATTTAATGATGGTGGTTGGACAAGTAGTACATATTTGGAAAATGTGCAAGCAGTAAAGAATGCTGTTAAAGAGTATGAAACTCTGCTCAATGAATTAAAAGGCAAAGATGCTAGTTTGGTGACAAGCGAAGATATTTCTAAATTGGATAATTATGAAAAGAAAATCAAAGATACTATCGCTACTGTTACTAATATGTCGGCTTCTGAAAAGGGATATAATTTTGTATCTGGTCAGAAAGAATTAGATAAGATTCATAAGCTTTTAGCAGAGAATAGTAAGATGTCTTCCGAAGCGAAAGCTAAAATTAGAGCTTACTATGCTGAAATTGAAAGCGGAAATCCTAGCATGAGTTTAGATAAAATTCATGGTGAAATTTTAAAGATTTATAATGCCGAAGTTGAAGCTGGTCGTGCTGGCAAAACATTATGGGATACATTAAAGAACAGTGGATTCCATCAGATTGCTGCACAGATGGCAGGTATGTTTGGTGTGTATGATGTTATTAATGGATTGAAACAGGTTGCTTCTACTGTTAGAGAATTAGATACTGCATATACCGAAATGCGTAAAGTGTCAAATGAATCTGCACAGTCATTAAAGAATTTTCAGAAAGAAAGTTTTTCTACCGCTGACTCGGTTGGTACTACTGCTCTCGCATTACAGGATGCCACAGCAACATGGATGCGTCTTGGTGAGTCATTAGATGAAGCCAAGGAATCGGCAAAAGATGCAACAGTTTTATTAAATGTATCAGAATTTGAAAATATTGATGAAGCAACGGATTCATTAGTTGCAATGTCACAAGCTTATAAAGAGCTTGACAAAATGGAAATTATTGATGTCCTGGATAAAATCGGCAACGAGTATAGTATCAGTACCAATGAACTTTCAACAGCATTGAAAGATTCGGCTGCTGTATTAAAAACTCAAGGCAACGATCTTGCTGAAAGTGTAGCTCTTATTACTGCTGGTAATGCCATAACACAGGACGTTTCTAAAACCGCAGGTGAAACATTGCCTGAAAGATATAGAAATATATTTTATAGAACATATTTAACTGCAAGGGCAGCCTAAAGCTCTATGCCACAATATAGAGGAAACTACTATATGATGGATTCAAAAATTAGAGATATTACAATGGCTTGTTTGCAACGAAGTACCCTAACGTATCCCGTAGACCATACGGTACTTGAGTCGAGGGTAAACGCTCAACGATCATTCTCCGATGAGGAGATTCAGACTTGTGAATAAAGGTGGAAATCCTGAATATCTGAATCATAAGAAGTACGGCTTAATCGCAAATGAAGTCGGTGAGAACCCGTCAAATGGAAAAGGTATGTTCCCTAATGCATAGCAAGGGAATAAGACATGATCTGTTACTCTTCCGAAAGGTAGAGAGATACTATTATACATGAGGAATAAAAGGAATGAAGAAATTCGATAAGGAGTATTCAACTCAATTTTCTCCTGAAAAGGAGTATTTATTACAACATGGTATTAAACCATCTTTTGTAAAAGAAATAAATGAAGTAACTACATATAAGTATACGAAAACGTCAGAGTTATTTAAACTACTGGCGATTTTTTATGCGTAAAATTAGAAAGGAACAGATAATATATGGGTGATAGTAAATTGAAATATACAACAGAATATTTAAAAGAATTATGTAATGAAAAAGATTTAATTTTAGTTGGAATAGATAATAAAGAAGTAAACGGTAAAAATAGACGTTGTGCTTGTATTTTATGTAATAAACATAAAGAAAAAGGAGTACAATGGATTCCTGTTGAAAAAATAGGTAAGAATAAAAAGCCATGTCAATATTGTAATCATTCAAAATTAAAAGAGACATTTAAAGAGGAAATGACTATTATAAATCCAGATATTGAAATATTATCTGAGTATAAGAATTGGAACACAAAGGTAAAATGTAAATGTAAGGTATGTGGTCACATATGGGATGGCACTGTTTCATGTTTATTATATGGTAATGGATGTAAGATATGCGGACATGTAAAACGATGGGATTCGAGAGGTAGAAAAACAACCCAAGATATCATAAATGAAGTTTTAGAAGTATCCCCTGAAATTGAAGTGTTAGGTGAATATACAGGAAGTAATAATAAAATTTTATGCCGTTGTAAAAAACATGATACAAAATGGAAAATTCAAATACATACATTATTAAAAGGTGCTACCAATTGTGAAGAATGCCAATTAGAGAAAGCCAGAGAAAAGTTTGGGTTAAACAAGGAAGATGTGTATGCAAAAATCAATGAGATAAATCCTAATATTAATATATTGTCTGAATATATAAATATTAAAGAAAAAATGAAGTTTTATTGTAAAAAACATAATTATGAATTTGAAGCAGCTCCTTCTTCTTTTCTATATAAAGAATCGTTATGTTGTCCAATGTGTATGTATGAAAATGATAGATGCACAAAATTAATTGATGATGATTTATATAAATATTATGTAGAAGATGTTCATGGGTATATTTATAAAGATAGAGAAGTTGTCAATGGGCATACAGTAATATCTTTCTTGTGTAAAAATCATATTGATAAAGGTATCCAAAAAGTACCATTTCATAATATAAAATCTTCAAAATGTTGTTGTAGATATTGTAACGGATATTTTAGAACTACAGATGAATTTAAAGAAATTATAAAAGAGAAATTACCAAATATTGAAATTACAGGCGAATACACATTAGCTGGTGAACGAATTGAATGCAGATGTAGAACTTGTGGACATGAATGGACACCGCTTGCATATAACTTGATGACTGGATTTGGTTGTCCAAATTGCAATGCTTCCAATTCTGAAAACAATGTAGGAAAAATATTGGATAAATTTCAGCTTAAATATGAACGTCAAAAAAGATTTGATGATTGCAAGGATATAAATACTCTTCCATTTGATTTTTATCTTAATGACTATAATGTTGCCATAGAATACGATGGTGAACAACACTATATGCCTGTTAATTGGAATGGTAAAATGTCAGACGAAGAACTAAATAGAGCATTTGAATTAGTTCAATCCCACGACAAAATAAAAACTGAATATTGTAAAGAACAAAACATTCAATTAATTCGTATTCCATATTGGGAAAAGAATAATATTGAATGTTTTTTATTTGATAACTTATTAGACTTAAATATATTACAAGAAGTATCATAAAAAAGAGAATAATATAATAGTATCTGATACAAGAGTTGCGACTTGTATCAAACATAAAGGGTGTTCGTACAATTAGTCTGCGACTCGCAGGAACTGAAGAAGCGAAAGATGAATTAGCTTCTTTAGGCGAAGATGTAGATGATTTTGTTGTACAAACCAGTTCAAAAACACAGCAAATAATCAAAGATTATACTGCTGTTGCGTCTAATGCATATCAAGGTGTAGATGTTTTAGATGCTAACGGAAATCTCCGTAATACATATGATATCCTTTTAGACATCGCCAAGGTCTATAAAGAGATTCAAGAAGAAGATAAAAAGGCTGGAACAAACCGAGCAAATGCTTTAGTAGAGGCTATTGCAGGTAAGAACAGATCCAACATTGCTTCTAGTATCCTGCTCAACCCAGAAATGTTAGAGTCTGTGTACAATTCTGCACTTGACGCAGACGGAGCGGCAATGAAGGAACTTGACTCTTACATGGAATCTCTTGATGCCAAGGTAGCACAATTCCAGAATAGACTTCAAGAACTTGAGTCTGACTTGGTAAGCTCTGATTTTCTGAAGGGTATAGTTGATTTTGGTACAGGAGCAATCCATGTACTAGATCAACTTATTGACAAATTTGGTGTATTACCAACTGTTATCGGTATCGGTGGTGCTGGTACAGGTATCTTTAAATTTATTAAGAATTTTGATTGGGTTTTCAAACCTTACATAAAAACTCTCTCCAACAGTTTTTAGTTGGTCAATCATAGATAAGAGAATAATATAATGGCATTATAATCAAGTCTATGGATACATGGGATTCTTAATAAAAACTCTGCAAACACTTTAGCGGAGTATAAACTATTACATGGAGGAATAAATGCTTGAATGCTTGGTAGCTTAACAAACTACCCATGGATCACATAGCAAACCGTAATCTATATGGTTATATTAGATGAGGTTGCGAAAGTAGAAAAAATTGTATATGTGGATATATGAGAATATCGAGGAGACTTGATAGGTGTCTAAGTATCATTAACAACGGGCAACGAGCAGGACGGTACTCTACATTTTATAATGTTGATCATATATAGAAATGAAAGGTCATATATAGAGAATATCTATCTAAGAGAGCAATCCCCAACGACATACCCATCCTCTAAGTGAGTCATCGCCTTAAGTATGACATTCGCTTATAATGCATAGTGTACATTGCGATTTCGGAATTCAGCAATGTACTTGAGTGTGTGTTTAACTCAACTAGAAAATTCCAAAAAAATAACTTATAAAAAGAGAATAATAAAATAGAGAGTAGAAAAATCTACTCTCCTATATAAAAATGATAATAATATTCCCACCAAATTCAATAATTAAAAACATAACTTAATGACAATAAACAACGCTATAAGCGCAATAACAAAAGATGTGCTCATTCTAATATGGCAATTCATAATGTCGTTCCTCCTTTTTATTAGTTTCCTCTGCCTTGCATACAACAGAAACACTGAAGGGGTTTATTGCCCAAGCAACACCCGTTAGGCGACCGACTATGTTTTTAATTATATATTATCTGGCTCTCCAACATTTATCTTTTGGATAAATGTTCCACCCAAATATATTATACCATCTTATTAATTTTATACAATTCAGAACATAAGTTTTGAACAAAATGTATAATATCAAAAGAGAATTTTTATGTATATTGATATTAATTATAAGATTTGTACTTAACAGCTTAATAATAAAATAGGACTGTCGTGAGACAGCCCTACTGATGAAATAAAGGAGAATAAATATATAAATGAAGAACATTAATGATGAAGATTGATATTGATATCCTTAGAAGTCATTTCTGCTAAACTTCCAGTTTTGGAATCACTGTAGTCTTTGCAGATTTTTGCAATGTAACATTTGCCAACGATTGAAGCTATGTGGCATATTACATAACATATTCCAAGAATTATTGAACCGATTATCTCGGCATATAATATATTCAATATGTATTTTCACCTCCCTTCTTAGTAAGAATATAAATAAGTAGGGAATATTCTTTTAGCCCAGAATGGGCAGATATTTATTCCGAATGCCACAAAAATAGACATTGGGACAACCTTCGGTTATAGAGTGTTATGGCACACATCTATGTTGTTTCTCCAATGTCTATATTTTACCATTGTACAAAATTAAATACAATCCAGAACAGCAGTTTGTATTTTATAAAACAATGTGTTTCGATATATATTCTTTTCTTTCAACTTCATTCATTGAGAAGAATTCTTCAAAATCAATATCGAGTTTTATGCAATCACAATTGCATACTCGGCATACATTTGTAAGATAATGTGTATATGTAATTCTGTGACAGTTTGGACAATAATGAATTTTTAGCATAATATAACTCCTTAGTATTTTTAAATTTACATTCAGATAAATTTCTTGTCAAGTACAAAATACTGAAACATATGTTCCGATAGAAATATGTAATATCTTGTCGTATAATTGTATTATCGGTATAAATTACCAATAAAATTGCAATTAGGAGATATTTATGAAACATATAATAAATTCTGGCATATATTCAGTGGATTTTAAAGGTACTAATAATGCTGAATTTAGTGGCACTCATCCTGCTTTAATTTTAAAGAGTATAAAAAATACAGAAATGTATTATGTAATTCCACTAACAACATATACTAAAGACAGGTGGAAAAAATATAGGAAATTATTATGTTGTAGAATTGTTTCAATTAATTCAATAGCAAGGATTGACAAAATATTAATACTTCATAAAGATAAAATCCCAAAAAGATGGCTTGAGAATGATGGACTATTAATTCCAACACCAAATGAAATTAGAACAGTTTATAATAGAGTATGTGAATATATATCATTATCAATCGAAAAATCACTTGATGATTATAACAAATTTTATAAAAATTATGAAAAATTATATTGTGATTTTATGAACTTATTTACATCTCCTTCCATTGACACAATAAAAAATTTCGATATAAGTAGAGATGAATCTTATATCTTTATAGTATATTCATTAAATAATGTAACAAATCTGTCATTTGAAGATGTTAAAAGAATATTGTGGTCAATAATAGGAAAAAGTGATGTTTCAGTAACATATGATAAAACATTGAATATAATAACAATAAAAATACACAAAAATAATAAAAACATATTGACTTTCAAAAAGTGGTATGATAGTATTAGATCAACAGAAGAGCACAAGTAAAATTGGTAAGTCTAGCTGTTTTTATGTGACATTTGTAGAAGGGTATTCGTTTTGAAGTAAAGCCAGCTACGCAATAAGTGATTTTAAAAAAGATTGGATAAACAATATCCAATCTTTTTTATTATAAACAACGAAGAGCAGGACTAATCTCCTGCTCTTTTACATTATAGTAAATTTTTAGATTAAGGAAGTGATAATATAGATAATAATACAAGTGGAACAATAGGAACTTGGAAGATAATTTCAAGTACTATTCAATGTGGTGAGATATTTTGTAAAAAAGATAGCGAATGTTACACAATGATATTAAATGATATTCGTGATAAATTATTTTTTAGAAAATATCCATTTTTTAAAATATTTTATATTTATGTAAAACACTGGACTTTAATATTAAAGTATACAATGATGATATATTAAGAGGGTTATATTTCAAACCCTCTTATTAATATATTCTCACTACTCTTCTATCATCTTCCCTTATCTAAAAATCACTCCTACAATTATTGCAGTGCCATTGTTTCTTAACCTTTTGTGAGAATATACCAAACATTGCTACTGATGTTGCTTTTGATACTCCTGATATTTTCTTACAATTTGTTGAATTACAATATGGACAATGAACCTTGTTTAATAATTCCTGTGCCTGTGCGTTGGCTTGATATCTTCTGGCTTGTTCTAGTTGTTGTTCAAATTCTTTTTCTCTTTTTTCTTTTACTTTATGAATTGTTACATAATTATCTAATATTTCTTCCTTAGTTTTTCCACTAGGAACAAAATCATCAGAAAGTTTACTATTTTTCTTTTGATAATAAATATATCCTACAATAATCGAAATGTAACAAATGGTTATTATTAAAGGGAAAGGTGTTCCATCTTCTATTAATCCAATAAATGATATGATTAAAAATAGTAAACCTAATATACACCCCCCAACCATTAATATACCTTTGCCTGATTTGTCATCATAATTATCATAAAAATCGTCATTTTTATCACTCATATTACTATCCTCCTTTTTCGTTATATAATATTATATATTATTTATTTTAACAAAGCAACTAAAGAAACTTGGAGAGAGTTTAGATGTTTTAAGTAAGATAAATACTGTATCATTATTCTATAATAAATTAGGTGATGGTTTTAATGATGAAGCAACTTTAATATATAGGTACTCAAATGCACTTAAAGACAATTCTGTAGAAGCAGTAAAATTAGCACTCGCCCAAACTACTTTAAATGAAAAGCAAATTGAAGGAATATTAGCTAATAAAGGACTTACAGGCGAAACGCTGAAAACAACTGCTGCTGAATTATCGAGTGTTACTTCAACAAATGCAGTAGCTGTTTCACAGGGCGCAGCTACAACTACTACAATTGGTTTTAAAAATGCAATTACAGGTCTTGGAATATCGCTTAAAAAACTTGTTCTGGCACATCCATACTTATTAGCAATCGCAGGAAGTTTGGCAGCTATAAAACTTGGCATATGGGGGATGAATAAATTCCAAGATTGGACTAATGGAACTTCCGACATAAATAAATATAATAAAGCTCTGGAAGATTCTGAACAAAAAGTCTCTGATAATAATTCTCAAATGGAAGAATACCAGAATGAACTTTCTCAGAATAAAGATAAGTTAGAAGAGTTACAAAAACTTCAAAATAACGGAACTATTACAGAAGCTCAAAAAACTGAAATTGATAACCTTAAATACCAAAATGCTTTACTTGAAGAAAAGTTACAGAAACTTAAAGACATAAATGAGCAAGAAACAAAAAATCAAGCTCATGATGCAGCTGATAGGTTTAACACGGAATTCAATGAGGGTAATGATAAAAATCAAAGTACGAATGCTAACGATGTTATAGAAAGAGTTAAAAAAACTTACAGTAACACAAGTCCAGATGGTGAATCTACTGGTATAAATTGGAATGCTGCACTTAATGGCAATGAAAACGATGTGGGCGTTCAACAATTAGCTAAAATTAAATTAGCAACAGATGAATATAATCAAGCTGTTCACGATCTCGTAAATGGTGTTAATGATGTTACAGAAGAAGATGTTGAGAATTATAAATATACTTTAGACACTTTAACTGAAAATTTCGAGGGTAATAAAGAAAAATTATACAATGATTTAACCGATGGAATTAAAAAAATGGAAGCGGTTAAAGGAACTGATGATTTTGACCAAAAGACATATGATAATATGCAATCTTGGTTAGAAATATTTTTAAACTATATTGGAGAATATAAGAAAGCTCAAGAAACGGTTGGTTTAACTCTAACCCAAACAATCAATCGTTTCAAATCATCTGAAGAATCTAGTCTTGATGAATTAAAGCAATCTTATCAAGATGCAATAGATAAGCGAAATGAACTTTATTCTGGTGAAAATTATGTAGGCAATGTAGATATTAATAATCGTCCTGTTGTAATAAACGATGATGGTTCATATTCTACTACTTCTACTGCTTTCCAAGAAAAATGGGTTGGAGATGAAGAAAATGGTCATTATATCATTGCACACTTTACTCCTATTCTTCCTGATGGAACTGTATTAGATGAAGATTCTTTGAATGAATACATTGATAAAATTCTTAATTCAGACGACCCAATGGAGGCTGATAAGGTTGAAAATGGTGGCAAAGGTATTGTTTATAAGGTCGATACCGAAATCAATGGTAAAGAAATTAACGATGGCAACTTAGAAGATGCTTTCGGCATTGCAGACGCTTGGGATGTGGATATGCACAATCTCCAAGATAAAATGTATGCAAATGAAGCCGAGATTAAATCTCAAATTGAAAATTTTGAGGGTGGCATTGATGGTTCTCAAACCATTAAAAACTTCTTCGATACGGAAGGTATTAATACTCAGAGTCTTATTAATAAGTTTAACGAAGTAACTGATGGTATCACTAATGCTGATGAAGCTATTCAGAAATGGAACGAACACAAAAAAGAGATTGATAATACTCCGAAATATTCCGAAGATTTCCAAACTCTTAATGATTCTCTCTCTTCTCTTACAGAACATGCAGAACTCCTTTCAAAAGTTAATAAGGAAATATCTGAATCTGGTCGTATATCTGCCGAAAATCTTAAAAAGATAAATGAGGCATTTCCAGAAGACAAATATCCTGAATTAACTAAGTCTTTATATGAATACCAATTAGGACTTATAAGCACAACTGAATTATTTGATAAACTGGAAGAATGTTATAATTCCGATGTAGAGAGTTATAAACAAAAAAATCAAGAAGAAATAAAATCTTCTGAATATTTTTGGAATAAAGTAATCACAGGTAATGAAGAATTACAAGTCGCTTTAACAAATTTTTATGGTGAAGATTGGAAAAAATGGACTAATCTTGAACAAGCAAAAGCACAATCTGAACAAAAGCTTATAGAAAACCTTGGTGGAATGTGGGCTAAATATTTTAAAAACCAATTAGCTGCGTTCAAGCTTACAAAAGATGCTGAAGGTTATGTTTCAGTAACAGATAATGATTCAAACCTTACAAGATTACAAGCAGGACAAAAATTTGGAGAACTTACTGGTAATAATTTTTCTGCTGGAAGTTCTCTTGAAATCAAAGGGAATGCTAATGTTGAAGCTGAACGTCAGAAAATGGCTAAGTTGCAACATTATATAGATGATTATAATGAAGCAATTAGAAAGATGAATGAATCTGTAGATAGCATAGATATTCCTGATTTTACGCCCGACCTATCTTGGAGTGGTTTAGGTGATGACGATTCATCTAGTGGAAGTGATTCATCTTCATCATCTGAGCCATCGCCACAGGACTTCAACTGGGTAGAACGTCTCTTATCCAAAATCTCTAAAGCCTATAACCGCTTAAAGAATAAAGTAGCAGATACAACACGTACATGGCTTAATCGTAATAATGCCCTCTCTGATTCTATGGAAACATTGTTATCAGAGATTAACGCACAGTCAGATGCTTATGACTTCTATATGGATAGATTCAATTCATATGACCTTGACGGATATTACAAAGATCAGATTGCAAATGGTTCATTTAATATAGAAACTGTCTATGATGAAGACCTCAAGGATGCAATTTCAGATTGCCAGGATTTATATGATAAGGCACAAGATGCTGCTGATTCTGTACAATCATTAAACATTGAGATAAGACAGCTTGCTAAGTCAAGATTTGACAACATTCAATCACAATTTGAAGAAGTTCTTGGGAAAGTAAATTCTATTAAGGATTTATATAGCAAGGATAATGACCTTTTAGAAGAACAGGGTTGGTTTGCTTCTACTCTGCTTAATAATTCTATGATGGAACAGGAGCAGAAAAACCTCACAAAACTTGAACAGGAAAGAGACGCACTTACAAAGGCACTTAATTCTGCTATAGCATCTGGTAAAATTGAAGCTGAATCTGAGGATTGGTATTCTATGCAGTCTGCTATAGATGATTGTACTTCAAGTATATATGATGCTAAAAAGGCATTGGTTGAGTATGATAATGCTATCAGACAGATTAATTGGGATGCTTTCGATAGGACTAGAGATGATGTCAGCAATCTTATAGACGAAACTCAGTTCCTTGTTGACTTATTAAAAGATGAAGATATTACTGATGATAATGGTAATATGAATGATAATGGTAAGGCTGCACAAGCATTAATTGCACAGAAGTATCAATTATATCTTAATCAGGCTAAAGCTTATAAGGATGAGATACTTAAGATTAATGAAGAGTTAACTAATGATCCTTATGATAAGGAATTACTGGATAGAAAACAGGAACTTATTAAGGCTCAACAGGAGGCTATTAATTCAAGCATATCTGAAAAGGATGCCCTTAAGGATTTGGTTCAAGAGGGCTATGATACATTTCTTGACAAACTTGATGAAGTTATCCAGAAATATAAAGACCTTATGAATCAGCAAAAGGATGCTTATGATTATGAGAAATCTATAGCTGAGAAAACAAAAGCTCTTAACGCTTTAGAGAAACAATATTCTGCCGTTCAAGGAGATAATTCTGAGGAAGGTAAGAAGAATATCCAGCAGCTTAAAGACCAAATTAATACTGCTAAAGACGACTTGAAAGATACTGAGTATGAAAAGCTTATAAGCGATACTCAAGCTATTCTTGATAATCTTGCCGATACTACAAAAACATGGCTCGATGAGCGACTTGATTCATTTGATATAACTATGCAGGAAATTATTGACCAGTCTAATGAGAACGCTTCTAATATCTCACAGACTATCACTGATACTGCTGAGAACTATGGTTATAAGCTTAGTGAATCTATGTCAAATATATGGAGTACAAACGCTAGTAATATAACAAATGGTATTAATAGTGTATTAGGTGACTTCAGTAACAAGTTTGTTGAAGGCAACAACGCTATTAATAAGGTTTGTGGTGACATTAATGCTGCTGTACAAGGTTTATTGAAGAATAGTAATGATGAAGCACAAAGAGTTGCTGATGAGATTGCTAGACAGCAGGCAGAACAGAATGCTAATACCGATGGTGGTTATTCTGATGGCGGTGGTTCATCTGATAGTGGTGATGATTGGTCTGATAATTGGGATAACTCTGATAGTGGCTCATCTAATAATGGTGGGTCTGATGGAGTTAATTGGATATACTCGCCTGACGATTTCCCGAAGGACGAATTGGATATATCAAGCTCGATCGTAGATAGAATTAAGTGGCATGACTATGATTCATCTTTTAGTGCAAGAGCTGGTTATTATGAACAGATGGGTAATGATGATCCTTATTATGGAACAAGTGAGCAAAATATACAAATGTTAGAGTATATGAAATCTCACGGACTAAAGAAAGGCTCTAAATCTGCTCATGGTGGTCTTACTCTTACAGATGAAGATGGTCTTGGTTCAGAGGTTATCTTCTCTAAGAAATATGGTACTCTTCGTAAGTTAGATGCTGGCGATATGGTATTTAATGCAGATCAAGTAGAAAAGCTTTGGAATCTTTCTAAGGGTATTACTACTCCGAATATGTATATGGATAATTTGGGTGTTAAGTTACCTGATGTTCCTAATATATCGAATAACTTGGCTAATAAGGTTGATGTAGAATTTGGAGATGTCACATTATCATTACCTAATGTTAAAAATTATGAAGATTTTATGAAACAGATGGTAAGTGATAAGAGGTTTTTAAAAGCAGTACAGGAAGGTACATTGGGTCAAGTGTTAGGACGTAATTCACTTAATATGTTGACATTTAGATAATATTGCAAGGCACATTCTTAATTGTATGTGCCTATGTGATTATAAGTATGGTTTTATAAATATAATATATGTTCTTGTAGATATTTGTCAATTATTGGTATATAATGGAGATATTAAATACTAATGATTGGAGAATTATATGAAATTATATCATGGTACTATTTCTACTGGAGCTGAGAATATAATTAACAATGGCATAAAACTAGATCACGGAAAACCAAAAGTTGATTTTGGACAAGGTTTTTATACTACTCCATCATTTAATTTTGCCATGAGTACAGCTATAAATAAGGCAAATAAGACAAATGCTTATAATCGTCAACTAAATGTAAAACCTTATGTATTAACATATGATTTTGATTTCAAAAAAGCAAAAAAGAATTGTAATGTATTGTCTTTTTCAGAAGCAGATATAAAATGGGCGCAATTCATCATTAACAATAGAAATGGATTTGATTATATGGATTCTATTAATTCCCATTTTCATAATATATATCACAACTATGATATTGTGCAAGGGTCTATTGCCGATAAAGATATTGTTTTATTAGCCAAAAGCTTGAATACTTTAAAAGAAAAAGTTAAGCCAGATGATATAGATAATATGTTATATAACTTTATTACCAAACAAATATCTTTTCATACACATAAAAGTTTAAATTATATACAGTTGACAAGATGTGATATAATAGAGAAAAAGAAAGGAGATGTTGTAAATGAATAATTTATCAATAGAAAAATATAAATTTTATTTAATGGAACAATTAGTTGAAGATTATAATATATCTCAACTAGAAGCACAACATATAATTGCGAAATCCACTATAAATAAAATGTTAAAGACTTCTCCTAATTTTATAATGCATTACTCAATTGAAGATATGGCAGAAGAAATATGGAATGAATATATAGGAATTCCTATGGAAATGTAATATTTTTAAGAGCAGGACTATCTCCTGCTCTTTTCACATTCACAATTAAATATATTTAAGATTTTATAGACACACTGGCTTCGGCTGGTGTGTCTTATTTTAATTATGGAGAAATTATTAAGCATATTAAAGAATGTCAAGATTAAAGATTGGAGAATATAAGATGTCAAACAAATTAATAAAGAGTAAAAGTAAATATGACAAGGAACTAGAATATTATAAAAAGCATTCTATTTTACTTGAAAAAGAAAATATTGATTTAAAAAACAGGAATGATGAAATACTTATTTCCTTTGCTATAAAAAACCCTTCAGAGGCTTATGATAATCTTTCCTTATTAATTGAAAAGACAAGAATATCTAAGAGTGTATATGAAAAGTTATGTATGAAATATGATGACCGAATTAAGGTTTTAAACGAACAAATAGCCGAACTAGATAAAGTCAAAAAAGAATATATTAAAAAAATGGAAGCATTTGAAAAACAATATCAAAAAATGCTTGATAACTTATTAAAAAAATAAAATATTAAAAAGGATGGTGAAAATATGTTTACTGATTTTCAATATGGTGATGAGCTGGCTAGTGATTATGGCTTATATGTAGTTAAATTTGATTCTTCTTCTGGTGGTAGTGAAACTATTTCTTCTGGCTCTACTCTAACATTTAACACTGTTAAATCAGTCGGACAAGATATTTCTGAATTATATGGAAGTACATATGATGAAGACTACTCTTTCACTATTCAATTATGCCGACTAGACAATCATTGTAATCCTATTCCTCTTATGCCAGAAGAATATGGAGCGATAAATAGATGGTTAAACAGAAAAACTTTTGATCAGTTTAAAATAAACAAAGAAGGTTATGAAAATATAAGATTTTACGGCACATTCAATGTTCAAGCTGTGAAAATTAATGATGATATATATGGAATTGAATGTACGTTCACTTCTAATGCACCATATGGTTTTGCTAAAGAAAGAACTCATACTTTTTCTAATGTAAAATCTTTTTATATATATGATGATTCAGATGAGGTTGGAGAAATATATCCTCATACGATTATAACTTGTAATGAAGCAGGTAATCTTACTATTACTAACTCAGCAGATAACGAATTATGTATTATCAATAATTGTATAAAGGGTGAAGTAATCACTATTGATAATCAACATCGAATAATTACATCTGATAAACTTGCTCACAACATAGCAAATGACTTTAATTATAATTTTCTTAAATTAATAAACACATATAAGAATAGGGATAACTACTACTCTTCTACACTTAATATAAATGTAACTATGAGTTATTCTCCTATTAGAAAGGTAGGAATTTAATTTAATGCAGAAAATTAATGTAAGAAATTTACTTAGAATACAAAAAACTGGACAAACAATTAGACCATTACATATTATTCTAGGTAACAGAAATCTTGAAAAATTCGGTGAAATAGTTAATATTCCTGCCGATTCTATAACATATCATCCACAATTTAACGCCGTGGATGAATTATCTTTTAATGTGTATAATGAACAAAATGGAGAAATTGAAAGACTATGGGATAAAATTATTGATTTTAAAACTGTATACGTTAAGGAATATAACGAATGGTTTGAAATTACAGCAAGTATTGATGAGTCAGAAATAAATACAAAGAAAGTTATAACTGCCAAATCATTATGTGAAGCCGAACTTGGACAGGTGATTTTACACGATGTTGAAATCAATACAGAAGATGATATTACTCGTGAAGAATATACAGAACCAACTATATTCTATAATCCTAGTAAGAAAAATTGTTCATTGCTAAATAGAATTCTTGAAAAAGTCCCTGGTTATACTATTGCCCACGTTGATGAAACTCTTTTAAATATTCAGCGTTCATTCAGTATAGATGGGACAAGTGTTTATGATTTTTTAACAACCACTCTATCGCAGGAAATTGGCTGTATATTTTTATTTGATTCAAATACAAGAAGTATCTATGTATATGATATGGAAACCTGTTGTTTGAGCTGCGATTATAGAAGTGAAGATTCATTTACTGTTTGTCCTGAGTGTGGAGGAACAATTATACATGAACCATATGGAAAAGATACATCAATATTTATTGATAAAAATAATCTTGGCTCAGACATTCAGTTGACTTCTGAAACAGACAGTATTAAGAATTGTTTTAGAGTCATCGGTGGAGACGATTTAATCAACGCAACTTTAAAGAATATTAACCCTAATGGCAGCAATTATATTTATTATTTTAATAATGATACCCTATTAGATATGCCAAATGAGTTGCAATCTAAAATAAAATCATATGATGAACTTGTTAATGAATATTCTAATAGCAAATCTTTTTCCTTAGAAGCTTCTCTTGTAAATCAATATAATGATATTATTGAATATATCAAGAAATATTATCCTGATACCACATATTCTTCTATTCAACAGCAGTATATAGGTTGGAGTAATATAACATCTGTATATTATAATATTATTGATTTATACTCGTATCTTAATAGTTCTATGATGCCAACTTGGAAACAGCAAGATAAAACGGCAGCATCTCAATTGGCTTTGCTTACTCCTTCTAATTTGTCTCCTGTAGCAGTAACGGATGTAAGTAAAATATCTGTTTATACTGCTAATAACGCAGTTCTTGCAATGGCGAAAGCAATCATTGATACATCCATTTATAAGGTTGAAATTCTTGACGGTTCAACTCTTAAATCACAAACTTGGACAGGTCGATTTAAATTAACAAGTTATTCAGATAAGGAAGATACGGCTGAAATGAAAACGGCAATAAGTATTGCAATTAACGATGATTATATTGCCTATGTTAATCAGCAGGTTGATAAAGCAATGGGGAAAGTAAATGATCAAGGGTTACAAGAAATATATAAAATTGAATCTTTAGATACATTTAAAATAGAATTGCATAAATATTCTGCACAGAGATTAACTTCTTATCAGTCAGCTTATCAGACTGCTATTAATGTCTTAACTGAACAAGGTGTTGCATCTGAATCTTCTAATTTACACGATTCTATTTATCTTCCATATTATGAACGGTTTATTGCTTTAGAATCAGAATTATCTTATAGAAACTCTCAAATAGATACACTTACAGGTCTTGAGAAATACATTGAGGATTTGATTTCAAAAACCCATAATGATCTTGATTTTGAATCGTATATAGGTGAAAAATATTGGAAGTTATTCACTTATTATAGACGTGAAGATGATTATAGCAATGACAATTATATTTCTGATGGACTAACTAATACTGAATTAATTGACAAGGCAAATGAATTATTGGTGGTTGCCAAGAAGGAATTGGTTAAATCTGGCGAGAAACAATTCACTATTTCAGGAACACTACAAAACCTCCTTCTATTAACAGATAAAGACGGAAATAGAATTTTTGAACCCATTCTTGATGATTTTACTCTTGGTAATTTTATCAGAACTAAAATTGATGGAAAAATTTATGTAATGAGATTGGCTGATATTTCTATCTCATATGGAGATTTAAGCAAATTATCTGTTACCTTTTCCGATGCTTATAGATACGGAAGTCCAGATATTAATATTGTTAAAGACATTCTTACAAAATCACAATCTATGGCATCAAGCTACTCTTCTACTGTTAAACAGGCAAGTCAGGGTGAGAAAGCTAATCTCACATTTGAAAGGTTGCAAAAAGAAGGATTAAACTCTGCTTTGTATAATGTTCATAATACTAATTCAACTGCAATATTTGATGAGCATGGCATTCTTATTAGAAGTTATGATGACGTGCTTGATGATTATAAGGATGAACAGGCTAGAATTAATGTCAATGAACTTGTTTATACAACTGATAGATGGAGGACTGCTGTCACGGCATTAGGCAAGCAAAAATACACTCTTGATGGTGTTGAGTATGAGAAATATGGATTAAATACAGACTTTGTTATATCAGGTGTTATTATTGCAGGTGATATATATTCTGCTAATTATACAACCGACTCGAAGGGTGTATGTACTGCTGGGACACATTTTAACTTGGCAACTGGTGATTGTAATATTGGTGGAGATACCTTTTCTTATAATGCAGTAAAGAAAAAATTACAAATAAAAAATGTTGATATTGAGTGGTCTACAACAACTTCTCCTGATATATCTGATGTGAATGGTTTGTCAGATAAGATCAACTCAATAAATAATTCTATTGCAGATAATTCTAAAAAAATCACTTCTGTCAGTCAAACCGCAGGAAAAATCAATTGGTTAGTTGCTTCGGGTAATTCTCAAGCAAGTATGACTTTAACAGACAAATTGTATGAATTAATGGCAGAAAATATTAATTTAAAAGGAAAAGTAACTTTTGAATGTTTCGACAGCTCTGCTCAGTCTAAAATAACAAATGCCCAAAAAACAGCGGACGACATAGCTTCTAATATATATATATCAAATTCTACGACTATAAACGGAGGAAAAATTGCGACCAATTCAATAACAGCAAACGCAATAAATATTGATGACCTAAATGCATTTAAGGCTACAATTGGTGGCTGGAATATTAATGATGAAGCAATATATCATGACCAAGGTAATTATCGAGTTTATCTTCAAAAAGCGACATCTCCTGACACATGGACATTTTCATGCCAAGAGAAACGTGATGGTATATATTATGGAAATTTTTATATTAAACAGAATGGTGAAATGTATGCCTCTAATGCTAAAATAACTGGTGAAATCAATGCAACGAAATTAACTGCTTCAGGTTACGGCTGGTCAGGCGGTTCAACATATAAAATGGTTGCTAGTCTCATTGGTGGTGAAATGAAGATTTCTAACGAAACAGATGGTTCATATTTTAGTATTCAAGGTCATGGAGTCTTCGCTCGTAATAATCGTAATTTTAACACGTTAACTTTGATATCTAACTCTAAAGATGGTTCTGCTGATGGAATGACAATCACAGGCGAATCAGGTACTGAAGTACAAGTTCTTCGTGACGGAATTAAGATGTGGCATATGCCCAATCGAACAAAAATGACATGGATTGGAAAAGGCGAAATAAGCATTGATACCGGAGGTACTAGAAGTTTTAGTGATGCTGCCTTATCTGTATTTGGTGACATTAAAGCAACAGGAATTTATTGTATGCACGGGACGGAACAAAGGAAAATGGCAGTTGTATTAAATAGATTAGAAGCTAGTAATTCAGATATATCCATGTCTTGGGATGGACAATTTCTTCGATTTTGGGTAGACGATACTGTTATTAATACATGGGATAATGACAATAAAACTTGGTGTTAGAATACCATTAATTTTTAAGAAGGGAGAATTATTGTAAATGAGTATACAACAAACTACAGCAAAAATAACTCTTGATTTGTATACAAAAAATGTAGTTTCTGTAAACGCAAAACAATATGATAATCAGACACGTTATATTGAAATAAGTTGTGTTGAAAATGGAATTGTATTTACAGTTGACAAATCAATAATGAGTGCTTTTATTCGTTTTAAAAAACCTGATGATAATGGTGTTTTTAATGAAGTTGAAATTACTTCCGATGGAAAGCTTAAAATAGAATTAACAGAACAAATGCTTTCCGCATCAGGCAGGGCTATTGCAGATGTTTTTCTTTTAAGAAAAGTTTTCACTTCTAATGAAAAGCCTACAAATATAGATGATATATATAAGATTAATGCACCTATTATATCAATTATGGATTTCTATATAAATATTACACCAACAGCTCTAAATCATTCTCAAATAGAATCTTCTTATGAGTTCAATGCTTTAACCAATGCTCTTGCACAGATAGATTTTAACAACAAGAAGGTCGTTGAATTAGATAAGACCTTAACCACAAATGAAGATATACGAAAGCAAAATGAAACAGAAAGAAAATCTAATGAAGAGTCAAGAATTAATTCTGAACAGAAAAGGGTAAATGAAGAAGATAAAAGGCAAAAAGCCGAAGACATTAGGGTCGCAAATGAAAACACTAGAATTTCAAACGAGAATACAAGGCAAGCACAAGAGACTAAAAGACAAACAGATACTGCGGCAGCTATAACAAATGCAAACGCAGCAGCTAAAAATGCAAATGACAAAGCAAATGATTTACAAAATAAATTAGATAATCATCATTTTGTTCTTACTAACGAACTTGAAGATAGTGTATCTTCTACTTCTACAGTTCACGCTCCTACTGCAAATGCGGTTAAGATAGCTTATGACAAAGCTATATCAGTTGAAAATACGGTGAATTCAAATAAAAGTAATTGGAACGATAAATATACTAAGAACGAAATCGACAACAAATTTTCTGCTTTAGAGAATAACATTGATTGGAAAGAAGCTGTCGCTACTTTTGCAGACATAGTTAAGACATATCCTAACCCTGAAGATGGTTGGACTGTAAACGTAAAAGATACTGATTACACTTATCGTTATAGTGGCTCAACTTGGGTTGCTATCTCTGCAAACTCTATTCCTAAAGCTACACAATCCGTAGATGGTTTATTGTCTAAGGAGGACAAAGTCAGTTACGATGACTCAAACTCGAAGAAGCATACTCATAGCAATAAGACTACATTAGATAAGATTGTAAGCGACCCTCTTCTATTGACTGGTGGCACAATGACTGGAAGAATTATTAGGGAGACTGGTGGTACTTGGATAAAAGATAGAGAAAATGTAGTCGTTTTTGGTGGCAGTTCCTCTTCAAATGCCTACAATCCTGTTGTTGGACAAAAAACTCCCAATGGAACTTGGACTATTGGTAATTTAGCCACAAAAGAAGATCTTGTGTTTAATTATACTACCGATGCAAATTTTAATGGAAAGGTCAACAATTCTGCTCCAATATATCTTCCTATTCCTTCATCGGAAAATGGAAGCACAATTATAACTACAGAAACAATCTCTGAACAAAGCGTTAAATATGCAACTTCTGCAAATAGTGCAATTAAGCTAACTACTTCAGCAGGATCTGCTACTCAACCTATCTATTTCAGTGACGGAAAGCCCGTTGCTTGCTCTATCCCACTTGGAGGTACAACTTTAAATATAGCAAAAGAAATAAATTTAACTGATTCTAAATATAATGAAGATACTTGGTACCCAGTTGTGGCTACTGTATTAATTCCGAGGGGTGGAATGTATCGTCTAAAGTGTGCCGCACAGCTAGATGGTAATTGTATGCCAAATTGGAGTAATCACACTTATAAGAATGGATTTACTGCAATTTTAGATCTTTTAACCATTCAAAGTGGATATGGAACAACTGATGCAAATGAAATTGTTTTAAGCTATCAACAAAAATTCATCTCTGACTCCAAAAATCCAATTGGTTACAAACAGTTGATTAACTCTTCTAAACCTGTTTTGTGGCTACGAGGTGGTGGTATATATCAAATATATTCCGAATGGAACACTGAATGGACAATAATAACAGAATCTACAACTATAACCAATGAAACCATTTCGCCAGCAACAACACCTCCCGGATTAGCATTTAAGAAAAAATCTGATATATATGCCAATCTTCAGGGGAGTTCTACTTATCTTAATGGATATCAAGGCTCAATCCCCAATACGGCTAATACCTATGTTCTTAGAGATAAAAACAGATATGTAAATCTTAATTATATTAACTCTGATACAGCCAAAAACGAAAATGTTGCGATATCACAGGTTATCGTCACAAATGATTCTGATAATTATTATAGAAAAACAAGTCTTGCTCATCTTAAAACAAGTTTAGGACTGATGCCACCAGAGGCTAATAGCAATAATTATATAAAAGTATATAATGATTATACTGCTAATACAGGTAAAAATAATGATAAAACCGCTAATGATATTGCCAATGCAGGATTTGCCGTAGGAATGATCCGAGGAGCTACTTCTAATCCTCTTGGTAATAAGCAAGCGTGGTTTCACATTATTAATATGGGTTGGGATACAAGAACGACTAACAGTGCTGGGTTGTGGACATCGCAAATTGCAATTGGTACTAATAATGGCACTGGTATGTATTATAGAACAGCTAATTCGGACGCACAGATATCTACAATTGGATGGGCAAGAGTATTAGACAGTTCTTGCTACAAATCTTATTGTCCACCAACTTCACACGCTAGTTCCGCTGTTACTTATGGTAAGTCAACTTCAACTAATTATGGTCATACCAAGCTAAGCGATACTTATACTTCTGCTGTAGGTACTGCCGATTCAGGAATAGCACCTTCTCAGACTGCACTTTATAACGTCTATAAGAAAATACCTAAATTTTCATTATCTGGTACTACTTTAACAATTACTACTACTTAAAATTTAAGGAGATATTATGGGAATAATAACAAATGCAACAAATATGGATAACATTGTATATAATGGTACGGCGATTGAAAAAGTAATATATAATGGCACGATTGTCTGGACGAAAGCTCCGAAAGTTTGGGATTTTTCTAAATATGAATATGGTGAATTTGTCGGTTTATATGGAATAAACTGTTTTCTATTTTCTAAAAGAAATGGTCAAACAATTAATGTAATAGATATAAATACTTCTTCGTTAGTTGATTCTTTTACATCTGAAGATTTAGTAGGATATTGTAGTGATTTTATTGCATGGGGAAATGGTGTTTTTTGTAATATGGACAGGAGTGGTACATATTATGCTTCTTATTTAATGAATCTTCAAATTGAATATAGAAGTCAAAATAAATCTATTTATTCAAAGATGATTGGAGTAGATGCAGCTAATACAATCGAACAAAATTTTATGATGATAGGGAATTTGGATTTTGACACTTTAGAACTTAGGTTATATGGAATTAATTACAGTGAAAATAAATTATTATTATTAGTTTATGGAAATTATAGCACTAACGAATCAAGCGGAGAAGATGAATGGACTAATGATTATTCTGATGATTTTTTGATAGAAGTTCCCATTATAAAAGATGGTTTTTTAAATTATGAAGATGCTCATGTTATTAAAACCATTAATCATAAGTGTTATACGATAGATGAGCCAAGTTCATATGAAGATTTTAATCTTACTTATTACTATAATCCTTACACTAAAGATTTTTATAGTGTTTATTATCACGAAGACTTTGAAGGTGATATTTCTTATAGTTCCAGCGATACTGAGTGGAGTGGATATACTGCTAAATATATGTATCACTATATAATATCACATGCGCAATTTTCTTTGATTGATGTAGATGCAACAATATCAATTCATGACTTTTCTACAAGAGATAATAATTTTACAATATATGTATTTAACAAGAAGAAGATAGTTAAAAATGTTTTAACTGACGAAGATTTTTTTGGTACATTAAATAATTCATCAAGTCAAATCACTATTGAATATAACGGACGGGACATTTACATAATTAATATAACCAAAAACTTAATAAGAAAATTAAATTTCGATACAAAAACTTTCAAAATAACTTTATAAGGAGGAATGAAATCAATGTATATTGAATTTAATGATTTAAAAAAAAGTAAATATACTATAAATGATTATGAATTTGTTGAATTTCCAAATATTGTTAGAATATATTTTATTGATAATGTTATTTTTTCAAATGATGATGGTTTTAAAATATATTCCGATGAAGAAACTTGTGTATATGATTTTTCGGAATATTTTTATATTTATGATACAACCGATAATTATATAGAGTACAGTAAGCTTGATACAATATATTATATATACTACGAATACAATTGGGAAAAATATGTTACAAGACAATTTTCAAGCGAAAAAGATAATATTTCAGATTGTTATCTTGTTTGCTCAGGAAAGGGTAAGAAATATAGATTTCCTGAGGCTTTAGATATTGTAGACGAAAATGGATTATATAACTATCAATTAGTAGATAATCAAATAGTCAAGATATCTCAAGAAGATAAAGATAAGATTTTGGAAATAAACAGACAAAATGCTTATAATGCTGCCCTTGAAAATAAAATAAAAGAATTAACAAATGCTTGTCAGAGTGTTATCGTTGCAGGAATCGTATACAATGAAGAACACTACTCTTACACTGTTACCGATCAAAATAATATTAGCAATCTTGTAAGTATGGCAAGAACAACTGGTATGAATGTGCCATATCATTCAGATAAAAGTTTGTGTAGACTATATACACCTGAAGATATTTATAATATATATATATTGCAAGAAATCAATGTTACTTCTAATACAACCTATTTAAACCAGTTAAAAGCTTATGTATATACCTTAACCGATATTAAAGATGTTCAAGCAGTTCAATATGGGCAAGAATTAACAGATGAATATCTTGATAATTATAAGACTATTATGGAACATTCTCGAAAAATTATAGAGGTGCTAAATGCAGAAACAACTAAAATTACTCAGTAAATATTTATTTCTATTTTGTATTGGAGGTCTTATATATGTTAGTATTGAATTGATATATAGAGGACATTCACATTGGACAATGGGTGTGCTTGGCGGCGTGTCTTTCATATCAATTGGGTTAATTAATGAAATATTAAGTTGGGAAACACCGTTATTAATTCAATGTGCCATTGGAGGTTGTTTAATAACCTTCTATGAATTTATTACTGGATTAATATTGAATATTTGGTTACATTTAGGTATATGGGATTATTCTCATATGCCTTTTAATATTTTAGGTCAAATATGCTTGCCATTTACACTAATTTGGTGCATATTGTCTTTAGTGGCAATTATATTAGATGATTATATAAGATTTTGGTTTTTCAACGAAGAAAAGCCGAATTATAAATTGTTTTAACACGATGATTTTATATATAACTATAGGGATACTAGAAATTAATCTGGTATCCCTATTTTTTACGATTCTTATTTGACTTATTTCTTTTTATTTTTATATAATAATCAGAACAGACGTTTTATTATAATGGAGGTATGTTATGAAAGAAGGTATTACTGCTTACATCATAGAAAATAATCTAAAAATAAGAAAAATTACTGTAGCTCATATAACTGGTAATATGGCTCTTGTTAAGTTCGATGAAGGCGGTGGAATCAGAGTACGCTTAAATAGGTTATTTGAGAGCGAGGAAGCTGCTAGGAGGTATTTGGGTATTAAGGGGTTTGTACATGATAAATATAATGGACAATTAATGTAA